TGATATGTCCTATAACCTGTTTTTGCCCATAGTCCCATAATCCCCTAAAAAGTTTAGATTTTCTACTAAAGTATAGCACACAAAAAGCCGAAAACAAAACCAAAAAGGAAAACAAAATGATTTTTGGTAAAATTACAAAAAATCTTATCCGTGAAATAGCAGATAGTTTACTGTACGAACCGCCCGTCATGAGTATTTTTTCGGACATATTACTTGAAAGCCTGTTGACAAAATAATTTTTTATTTTGCTTTTTGTTTTTATGCGTTATACTTTGCTTAGAAACAAAAAATTTTTATTACTTTTTTAGGGGATGTATCATGCAGGTCACGAACAAAGACGGGAAACTCACAATCATTATTGACACTAACAAGAAACCGACGGAATCAAAATCGGGAAAGAGTTTAATTGTGGCGAGTACACACGGAAACATTCCGACAGCCGTCCAAGTTGACGGGAAACCTCTTATCGTTTCCGTCAATGCTTACGTCAAGGCGTAAACGGCACAATCCGTTGGCGGGGGCTTCATGGAGTCTCCGTTTATGGGTTTTGCTGTTAGATTAGGGGAAATTAAAATGTTAGTAATTAGTGAATCTGAATATATCACTGTACTTTTTGTTGTATCAGTAGTAGTGTATTGGGTGTTGTTTGCAAGGTTATAGGGGGATTATTATGAAATGTCGAGTATATCTAAAACAAGTGTGGCGTTTACGTTTTTACGTTTATAATTGGTGCTTGTGGAAGCCACAACTTCGTTGGCGTAAAACTTATATCGCCATTGACTGGTTATGGTTCAACGTCACCTATCATAGGGGGTAAAATGTTCGACCGCGTAATATGGTACTTGGCAGTATTGGCATATATGACGCTATGCTGAGAAAGATAACGCTATGACCGATGAAAAGTGTAAGATGCTAAAATTGACATCAGAAGAACGGCGGGTTTACGAGCAAGAATGTCTTGGGCAATGCACGACGTGTATGCTGGATGGGGCGTGCGAACTGCAAGACAAACTTAAGGGGATTGATTATGGCAATCAATGAACACCTAAACCGACTATACAGAATCAGACATAAATTGACTCCGCCGAAACGAGCAATACAAACCGATGGGGGGTTTAGGCGGTTTGCGTGCGGCAAAAACAAGTGTAAGGGTTATTGCCATAAATGTCTTGGGACATTAGATGACTGATATTGGGGGATCCCCCGTTTCTGTGCTGTTTCTCATGGCTCATCGATAAATCCCCCACCCTCATTCCGACGACAATCATTCTGTGCATGTCTGTATTTATAATGCTCTATGCTATATATCCGTGAACACCGTTTACACAATGACGATAGATAGCCGCGTTTTGCTATATACCAAAAAGTTTTGGTCGCTGGCAGTGTTCGACAACACCTCGGACAGTATTTATCTACTCCAACATAGACATACGGTTTGGGTGGCTTGCCAGTACTTCGACAACGACATTGGTGGCCGTTTTCAGTCCACCTTTTTACTACATCGGCCCTGATTATCCCCGTGCGTTTACAGGCTACACAGAGCCAGAGCCAATATCTGCGTCCACGGTACGCGGGTGATTTATAGACAAACTGGGCCTTGCCCGATGCTGTGCCGATTTGTTTCACACGATGGGGCTTATATTTGCAGTAATCTTCAAAAGTTGCAAGCCGCTGAATTATTATTGTGCCAATTGTTTTACCGGTATAGTCTTGCATGTTGCTTTCTCACATTTACATATTGTACCGTCCACAATGTAATTCTTTTCGTTTTGCTCGGTGTAATGCCATAATCATTTTATAATTCCCAAAAGCATACTGTCTTCTATATAGCCTACAGTTATACCCAATTGCGAAACATTTTATGGCAATCCTTATTATTTATCTAAAAACGCAGACAATTTTTGATAAACTGCCATATTTCTATTTTTAATGAAAATCAGATTTGTACATGAAGAAACAGTACATAAATCAAGTAATAATAATTATTATTGTAAAGAGTAATATGTACCAAAAAAGCCATAGCAAATTTCATTTTCATTAAAAATGGGTTTGTGGCATTTTGTGCCATTGTGCAGCATTGTACAAACTACTATAGAGCCAAACTGTGTTCAAACTATAATCCCAATCATAAGTACAGGCATAATCAGATATTAGTACAGCTTATACTATTATAAGTACAGCTTATAATGGCGGCAAACCGACAGTTTATTTGCTGATACAGGAAATATGGTCGAAAAAGGGGTATCCCGAAAGGGGTAGATTGTCCAGGCCCCTCTCTCCAGCCACGCCTCAGTCATGCTCTGAGTCACGCCTCAGCCACACCCACACACCTATACGTACACATGCAACACAACACTTTTTTGGCTGATTCTCGAATCTGCGGGTTATGGGGTCTGTGCGTGTAGTCTGTAGGGGTTATAGGGATGTGTGAGAGGGCGATAGCTCCGCGAAAACCTCGATTCTGGCCTCTGAGAGAGGGGGCGGGTGATACCTTTGGCTTGGGTGAGGGTGGTCGGGCGTGGGTGGCTTCTTGGCAACCCTCGATATGCTAAAAATCCCCTTTTTCCATAAAATCCTACAATCGTTACAATCGTCACAACCCGTCATAGTCCGTCACAGCCGGTATTTTTCGTGGATTCGGTGTATTTCCTGAATAGGAAAGTCCGTGTGTATGGGAGAATAGGGTCCCCTATCGTGGATTTGAAAAAAATATGAGAAAATTTTTGGGGATTTTTGGGATTTTTCGGGAATTATCGGTGAAACCCTGCGTAATTGGGTACATCTGTGGGCTATATGGAAGGATGTAAGTATTATGGTTTACGACGGTACTCATGAACTTGAACATTCCCTTGGTTCCATGATCTGCGGAATGCACGGGGATATTTGGCATTATACTAAGATAACTCCCTTTGAATGTAAGGAATACAGTGCCCGTCTTTATGCGTGGGTTCCCCATAATGAGACAGCCCGCCACATGGATTTTGCTGGACAACGACCGGAATATGCCAAAAGTAGGGGGTCTACGCCTCCTACAGAATTGATCCAGGGACTTTAATTATGACCCGACGAGAATTTTTAAGACCGGCACTTGGCATGGTGATTGGCATGGACTTTGTGAAGGGTCTTTTCTTTCGGCATGAAGTAAAATGCACGGGAGTTAGTACGATGGATCTCGTTGAGGTATTGGAAATGACATTAAGGCAATTACCCGCGGGGATGTTGGAAAAGGCATTAAGCGGAACCTGGCATTATGGGCTTAACAGAAATTAGACTTGGTCCTCATAACGTAGTTTGCGGTATAAAGGGTTGCAAATCATCTGCAAGTATAGGTGAGGATAACCCGGATGGCCGTGAGGATAGAGAGATGGCCGCAAAAATGTTTCGGGGAAAAGGTTGGATTGGCGATAAGAACCATATGATCTGCCCGAAATGTGCGAAGGCAGGGAAGAAGTGAAACCGCCGATATGCGAAGGGTGTCTCGACATCCTGACTTCAGAATATCAGGAACCGTGTCGTAGCTGTTTAACGGCTGCTAATAAGACGCTTACGGAAGAATATAAAAAGAAAATGAAACTCGTGTCCGAGGAACAAAAAAGATGAACTTACAAGCAACACAAGACAATTTAATTCTTCGCCCTATCAAGGCGGGAAATAAAACAGGGGGTGGTATACTCCTGCCGAATCAAGATGCTTTAGAGGATGGGGCGGTGGTAATCTCCATCGGGCCTCAAGTCGAAGACATTGCCGTTGGTGATATTGTCGTCCGCCCAGATCCTCCCCGTTATATTGTAGACGACAATAACACAGGGGAAATGTTTTTTATATGTGCTGAAGCGGATATTCTTGCTAAAGTATTACCAGAGGTTTCCGATAAAATTAAGGAGGCGGTGGATATTGTTGGCGTTGAGAGTCGCAAATTGAGATTAGAGGTGAACGATGCCCCTGGCCAAGCCGAAGAAGCGGAAAAAGAGAAAGAAGTGGCGAACTCCGAAGCGAGAGAAGTTCAGCCTGACGGGATTTCGGAAAGTCGTGTGGATTCTTTGCTCCCGTTACATCCGGTTGAGGGATTGCATAAAGACGACGGGGACTAAGGAGTGGGGTTATTGTGTCACGTGCGGAAAGCTATACCACTATAAGAAACTCCAGGCAGGCCATTTTACATCCGGCAGAGTGGATGCCGTCCTGTTTGAGGAATCGGGCATCCATGCACAGTGTTACCGATGCAACATTGAACGCTCTGGCGAGTGGCCGATCTATTATAGGTTTATGCAACAGGAATATGGCCAGGATGAGATTGAGCGGCTTATCGATTGCTCCCTATCTGAAAGAACCCTAACCAATATCGAACTGCGTGACTTATATATCAGGTTCAAACGGGGCATTAAAGAATTAGAGGATTTGACGCTTTGAAGAAGCGGGATAAAAAATTCAGAAAGAAGGAACGCTTTAGCCACATCAGAAAGATATATGACGCCCTCGCTGTGAAGGACATGAGCTTTGCTGACTTCGAGCGTGCTTATAAAAGGGAAACATCTGTTCAAAATAATAAGAGGGAGCTTAAAGAGTTGGTGAGATTTAGGTCATACCAAAGAACACAGCGTATGGTGGCCGCACAATCCAAGAACCAGATAGATCAGAGAATTTCGGAGAACTGATATGCCATACAACATAGACAAAATTATGCTGACCACCCTGTGTCAAAAATGTTCTGCCCCACCCACCAAGACCCCATTAGCGAATTTTAGGCTGCCTAATGGCTTACTTTGGGTGCCGGAACTTTTATTCTGCCCGCAATGTGGAAATTATGTTACTATACATCAAAGGGACATGACAGAGGAAGAGTTGAAGGAAACAGAGGAGCGTAAGAAAGTTCTGATCCAGGGAGCGGTTGACGGAATAATCTGGAATAGAGACCAAACGGGGGACAGGGTCAGTGACTCGACTACGCAAGAAAGCTAAACTACGCTGTGCTTCCAACGGCAAATTATGCCTGGGGCCGTGTAGAGAACGAAATTTATACCGTGCTAATCGAGTACATCTCGAACGGTGTCCGTCCGCTTATTCGTTAACGCGGCGGACAAGGAGATAACATGGAACATTCAATAGATAATTACGGTCATGTGGTGCCGCCTGATCCCACGATGGCTCATGTTGTAGCGGCTTCCGGAATAACACTTGCTATGGCTACATCCGGGAATGACTATACCCAAACCGTTGAACAGGGGAAGTCATACGCCATTACATACGTAGGTACAGCCGGTAAGAGGATGTTTGTCAGCTTTACGGGCGTGACATCAACGGCTGCTAACATTGAGTATGTGCTTATGGCTAACCGGGAATATATTATTCATGTACCTATTGGCAAGACCACGCTGTATTGCGAGAGTAACGAAAATTCTACAAATGCTTATTTGAGAAAGTTGGCGGAATAATGATAGAGCTTAGCAAGGATGAGAAAAGAAATCAAAATTTGTATTTCGGTTGTTTGTTTGCCATACTCTTGGTGTCCTTTATAGCGTGTCAATGGCTTCTGCCCAATCGAGGAAAACTCACGCCGGATGAAATAATGCAATCAGTGGTCCATATCGGCACTGATGCTGGTTGGCAGGGATCAGGTGTTTATGTAGGTAAAGGCCTGATACTCACAGCGGGTCATGTGATAGAGGGTGGTTGGTCCTTTACGGTAACATTCGAGGACGGTACCATACGCGAGTCATGCAAGTCTTATCAGGAATCAATGACAGATGTGGGGTTTATTTATCTGGAGGATTATGATGGATACTCCTTGGGGTTTAACAGCGATGAATGTAACCGAGGGGATGATGTTTATATCTTCGGTAGTCCTTTTGGCTGGGAGTATAATTTTTCTGTTACTAAAGGGATAATTTCCAGTATAAATCGCGATTGCGGCGGTTTCTTCGGCGACAAGATAATGTTTCAATCTGACGCTGCTTCCTATCCCGGGAATAGTGGTGGGCCGGTGACGGACGACGAGGGAGAGATTATTGGCATCCTGGTAGGCGGTGTCGGCGGCTCTGACAATATCAGCTTAATTATACCCGCTGATATATGCGAAGCCTCGATGGAAGTATACCTTGCGATGCTGAGATTGGCGGAGATGGAGTAATGAGCAAGGCTAAAGCGGGTAGGCTATTATCACAGTTTATCAGGAAAATAGCAGCAGAAGCCACTGTTCCTGTAGCGGATGCCGCCGCTAAAGACGGTATACGCATGGAGACAAGGGCTGAAGCCCTGGCACGCAAGATATGGAAGATGGCTGAAGGGTATGTGGACGGTAAGGGCAAGGTTCATCCCCCTAATAAAGATATGATAGCAATCATACTTGAACGCATGGAAGGTCGCGTTCCTACAATAGATGCAAAGGATCGAACACCCAAGGCTTCGGTAGCTGAGAGGGTGAGCGAACAGGCAAAGAAAAGAATGAGTGCGAAGGTGGGGGATGGTTAAGGGTCACAGGAAGTGTAAACGATGCGGTAAAGTATATCCGATTTCTGTTGTGCCAAAAATGTAATCAGGCCCTCGGATTGCTTGGTGAGAATCCTGTTATTATAAGAAGTTTAGCAGACTATATAGCATAATTGGTGGGCGGGACAGGATTGAACGTCCCCGCTGAAAGATATAACCACAGCAGTAGCAGATAGAAAAGAAATCCTCAAGCCTACTCTGCGGACTCCCTTCCCAGATGTTCCCCGCTATTGGACTTGCCCCAAAACCGGTATAGTTGTACCAAAATGGGAGAAAGAGAATCTTGACTGGCGTGCCAGAATTTTGGCCGATGCCGAAGATGATCCCGGTTATCAAGCTGAGTTGATGTCCCTCTGTAGCCAGTCATTTATTCTGTGGATCAATAGTTTTGTCACCACTTTTCACCAATTTGATGAGGAGGGGGATACCGGTAGACGCATCATTTCCGAAAATCAGCATGTTCCCTTCATTACATGGGACATCCAAGATGACCTGTGCAACCGGTTTGAATATCACCTCAAGACCGGCAAAGATATACTGATCAACAAGTCCCGAAAGATGGGAGCATCCTGGCTGTGCATCTTATTTATTCATTGGTGCTGGCTATTTGGCATTATCGTTGACAAGAACGGCAATGTGCTACGTGGCAAGTCGCCGCAGCTTTTGGAACTTTCCCGTACTGAAGATTATGTAGACAAGGCCGGGAATATGAAGGCTCTATTCCAGCGTCACGACTATGTAAATGATTGGTTGCCGGAATGGATGGTTCCCCCTGGTTGTCAGCCCGGTGGTCGATACCGGACCAAGATGCACATGTTTAATGCAATGAACGGAGCATGTATAGACGGCGAGTCTACTACGAAGCACGCTGCTTCCGGTGATAGGCGTACCATTGCTCTGCTTGACGAGTTTGCTAAAGTCAGTGATAATGCCAGGATGATGAGATCTGCAACCCGTGATGCGTGCTATATGCGTATCGTCAATTCTACTGTTTCAACTCCGGGTTCGGAATATAGTAATTGGAAAAATTCTGGCCTGATTACTGTATTTCCTTTGATGTGGTGGGATCATCCTGAAATGGGCAAGAATCGTTATTGCGTACAGGACCCCGTCACCGGCGTTTGGAAGATACGGTCCCCATTTTATGACGCAGAAGAGAAGGTTCGGTCCCCGCAAGAGATGGCACGAGAACTTGATGCCGAAGATCTTGAGGCTGGGTCTATGGTGTTTACGCCGGGTAATATAGATAGGCATATTGCCCTGTTCGCGACAAAACCCCTGATGAGGTGGAAGATTGGCTTAAACCCGAAGGTACCGGACTGCGACGTAAAAGACATTATACACAAAAGGGACAGGTCTAAAGTCCTGACACAGCGTAATAATAAAGGGGATCTTCGTATTTGGACTAAATTAAAGGGTGGTCGGCCCGATCAAACTAAGGATTATGTTTTCGGTATAGACTTGAGTAAGGGGCAAGGTGCTTCTAATTCTGTCATATCTATAAAGTGTATGCAGACCGGCGAGAAAGTGATGGAGTGGCGTAATGCGAATACGCCCCCGCATGAGATGGCTCGTATTGTGGTTGCTTTAGCCCTGTGGTGTGGCGGTCGTAGAAAACTTCCGCTTCTTAAATGGGAAAAGAACGGCCCCGGTTTGGACTTTGGCAGGATGATTGTTAAGGTTTTTTGTTACCCATATTATTATCGCGATATTAAACCCGGTAATGTACGGGATAAGAGGTCCAAAAAATATGGGTGGCAAGCCTCTAAAGATGCTAAATTGGAAATGCTCACAGAATATGATCGTGCCCTGACGCATGGGACATATATAAATCATTCCGCTTGGGCACTGAACGAAGCGAAATTATATATTCATTATGATAATGGCAGTTGCGGTCCGGCTTGCATGATGGAAGAAAATGAATCCGCTCGTAAGACGCATGGTGACTGCGTGATCGCGGATATGCTTACTGTCAATGAGTGTAAGGGGCGTTTAAGTTGGGAGCAGAAACGTAAACCCGGACCGGGTACAGTAGGTTATAGATTGGCAAAGAAGAAGAAAGCCCGTAAAAAGCGGCAGGAATATCGCAGGAAATACGGTCTTTAGGAGATAGCATGGCAGAAGAAGTTTTCCCAAGAAAATTCGCGTATGTCGTTAAGCAAGGTTTTGACCGTGTAAAACAGTATAGACGGGCACGAGCATTGCTGATAAGGGCTTATGTGGGTAGGCTGTATAGGAATCAAATGGGCGACCACAGTACTGATATGTTTAGTATGATGGATAGCGAGCCGCTTAATATGATTTTTAATGCCATACGATCTACTGTTCCCAATCTTATACAAAAACCCGGAGCGAACAAGATTATCACAGATAACCTCGAATATCGCGATTATGCTTTCTTGCTTAGTAAAGCTCTTGATGTCATTGATAGGCGTATCAACCTAAAGGATATACTCCGTAGAAACGTCGTTGACGCTATGTTCGGTTTAGGCGTGATGAAAGGTGGGCTTGCTCGCGGTGGCAACATCCTGAATTTCGGCGATACTATGATTGAGGAAGGGCAGGTTTTTGTAGATAATGTAGATTTGGATGATCTCACAATAGATCCCCTGTGTAAGCAGTTGCGTAAAGCCGCATTTGTCGGCGATAGTACCCGTATTCCCCGCCAAATACTGTTAGATGATGACAGTTTCGACCATGACGCCGTATTAGCATTGCCAAGATCTTATCATCCTGATTCTAAACGTCGAGCGGACGCTATAACAAGATCAAATCTATCCCAAGTTGAGATGGATGAGTTGCAAGATCATGTTGATGTGGTGGAGATATACGTCCCGGAGGCCAATAACAAGATTGTTATGGCCGATCCGCGGTTAAAGATAACGAATAAATTTCTGTCAATAGACGAGTATTACGGCCCGAAGAAAGGACCGTATATTTTTACTGCCCTAACGCAACCTGTACCCGGCAACCCGTTTCCAGTTGCCCCGGTCGGAATATGGCTTGAACTCCACAATGCAACTAATGAAATAGCAAACAAAGTAATTGATCAAGCAAAAAGACAAAAAGATCTGCTCATTGCCGAACCTACTTATGCAGATGAAGCCGAGGATGTACGCACTGCACCTGACGGTGACGTGATTATCGGCCTTACCGATTCCTTCAAGCCTATTTCACTTGGTGGCCAGAATGAAAGTAATCAGGTCATGCTTAGTTCCCTTCACGGCTGGTTCAATTATATGGCCGGGAACCCCGATCAATTGGCGGGACTGAGCAGTAAAAAGGGGTCTGCTACGGAGGCAAGTATCGATCAGTCCAATCTCAGCGTTGTTCTTGAGGACACGCGGGATTTGGCTGAAAGCTCACAAGCTGAAGCTAATAGGCTGATGGGCTGGTTCCTTCATACCGATCCGTTAATAGATATGCTACTCACGGTACGAAAACCCGGACAGGGTGATGTTCAGTTGCGGCTTACGCCAGAGGAAAGACGCGGTGACTTTCTGGATTATACGTTTACTACGAAGCGTAGAACAATGATCAATCTGGCACCCGAGGTTAGATCGCGTCGGATGATGGAGTTTGCTACTAAAGTAGTGGTGTCATTGGCTAATACAGCCGTTATGTTGTCCCAGATAGGTGTGCCGTTCAATATGCAACGAGCTTTGACAGATTTAGCTGAGGAATGGGGCATACTCGATGAGGTGTACGATTGGTTGGAAGATCCTGAGTTTATGCAACGTATAATGATGATGGCTGCTCTCGGCCCACAGAATACAAACCAGAGTAAAGCGGGTGGAGGTGGCGGATTTTCAGCAGGGGTGATACAGAATGGGGGTAGCCCGATGGCACCGAGCATACCGAGTCTTAATAAAGAAATGCGGCAAGGGCAACAGTCCGGTGCCAACGATAGTCAGAGTGCTAATTTCGGGGTTTTTTGATGCCATTTAGGTCACGAGCACAACGAAGATTATTTTATGCTGCGGCCAGTGGTAAGAAAACAAGGGCCAAGGGGCTAAGTCCTGAAGAGGCTAAAAAGTTTATTAGGCATAGTCGGCATCAGAAGGGTCTTGTCGAAAAAGTTGAAAAGAAGTTGAAGAAAATTCGGAAACTTGCGAGGAAAAGATAATGGTAAAGAGAATAGTTAAACCGACAGCAAGGGAAGCTAAGAAAATAAAGGGCAGGTTGATGGGACAATATCCCCAGATGTATGATCCAAATATATCCGCACAGGAAAAGAAGGCTTATAAGAAGCTAAAAAAGTTAGATCGTGCCAAGCTCTTAAAAATGGTAGGTGCAAAGTTAAAGAAAATTTACAGGAGTAAATAATGCCATTTTTTAATTTCAGATGTGATGTTTGCGGGGCTGAGCGTGATGTACTACGTGTTACTGGACGGCATCAACGTGACCCCGTTTGCGTAGAATGCGGCGGGTCTACAACTATGGTCGAGGAACTTGGAAACGACATCAGTTTCACATTGGACCCACACGCAGGGGGTAAGTTCTATACGCATGAGTTTCATTCCGATGCTCTCGGTATAGCCCCGAGTCAAGTCGCTGAACATAAGCGGCGGTTCCCGAACATCCCGATAGATTCAGAATGTAGGCCGGTTTTTACTAACTTCAAAGACCATGACAACTATCTGAAAGCAACCGGTTTTACCAAGCAAAAACAAAAAGTAAGGCATGTTGCTACGAGTAGATTTAGATTTTCTACAGATAGCAATGGCAAAGTTATTAAGACCAAATTGGCATAAGTTCTCTTGAAGAGAAATAAAGCAGCGTTTGCTTTTGACAAACCCTAACCTTTATATTTGAATTGGAGAAAAAATATGAGAACCCTAAATGATTCGCTGGAAGAAATGGGGATAAAGGAGCACCCCGCAGGTAGTAAGAAACTTGATATAGACGCGATTGAAGACCCCGCACTGGTCGGGATGGTGGAGAAGCGACTTGCTAACCTAAACACTCTCACGGGTCGAAAGAAAGGTTACAATCCGGCAGTTTCGGATATTGAGGACGATGATCCTACCCTTGATGACGATACGGATATTGATGATGAAGTCAATGATGACGATCAGGCAGTTTCAGACACCGATGATGACGATTCTACCCCGGTAGATGAAGATGGGGAAGAGGATGAAGATACGGATGGGGACAAGGATGTCAAAAAGGACAAGGATGAAGTGGAAATTCCCGAAGCATATATTCGGGCCGCGAAGGGCAACGGGTGGAGTGATGAAGATATTGAAGATTGCGTTACGAATAATCCGAAAGTAGCGCTTAGGACCTTCGAGAATCTCCATAAAACCTGGATCAAGGCATCACAGGAATTTGCCGCTCTTGGTCGGGTAGCACGAAAAGATCAACAGGAAGCTGCACGACCGGAAGTAGAAAAATTGGAATATGGCGGTGTTGACATAGCATCGTTGAAGAAGGAACTTGACCTTGACCCAGCCCTCGAACGGGCACTTGAAGCGAGTAATGCTCGTGATAAGAAACTTACGGACGCTCTTAATAAACTTTTCGAGAGTGGAGTAAGCCAGCAACCGGATACTACGCGAGTAGAACAGGCCGTAAGACGTTATGAAGTATCCGCTGAAGCTGCTGATGAGCGGCATATCAATGATTTCTTTGCCCGTGATGAAATGAAACCGTACAGTAAGTTCTACGGTAAATTGGAAGTCGGCGAGACATGGAGGGATCTACCGCCTACACAAGCCGAGCATCGGTATCAAGTATATGATCAGGCCGATCAAATGCTTGCTGGTGCCGCTATGGCATCAAGGTCTATGTCACTTGACGAAGCTCTTGAACGGGCACACCTTGTAGTGACATATGGCATGAGGGAAGAAGCTATTCGATCAGACATCAAGGCGAAGTCTAAGAAGCGTAAAAAGAGCATGGTGTTCAGGCCGTCCGATGGCAGGCGAACAGCGAGCAACAAAGGCGGAAAACCTAAAACTAAAAATCAGTTAATAAACACAGTAGAAAAAGCTCTGGAAAGGGCGAGAAACGCCTAATCGTAGAGCTAAAGGAGAAGTGTAAATGGGAGTTAAAAATAGTGCATTAGTAGATTTGTTAGCGACCACCTTACCTAACCTCCCCGATCAGTATTTTGAGGTTATGTGGGATGATCCTAAGTTCCATTTTTGCCGAATCTATCAGTCGGAAAGAATGGAAGTTGACGGCGGAACGCGCATTGACCGTAGGGTCATGTTTGATTCTAACGGCAATGCTCGTTACCGTAGGCTGTATGATAAGGATACCCCGCATGTTCCCGACGTTATGAAGAAAATCTCTGTCCCCTGGACACAGATCGGTACTCATTACTCGTGGGACAAACGCGAGATCAAGCGTAATATGAACTCGGCTACGCGCTTCATTCGTCTACTCGAAACCAGGCGTATCGCCGGTCTCTGGGATCTTGCTAAGCTGATCGAGGAGAGAGCTTGGAAAACACCAACCGATGCGGGATCGGACCCCCTGTATCCGTACGGTGTGCCGTATTATCTTAACTGTCTGGATGCGGATTCCACGACTGGTGGCTTTGAGGGTAAGACTATCCGCTATCAGGACGGCACAACAGGAACAACTTGTGCGGATTTAGATGCTGACGTAGAGGACAAGTGGAGGAACTACGCTGACGTATATACCCAGGTTGACAATGCCCTGCTCAAGACTTTCCGTAAGGCTATTCTGCTTACGGACTTTACGGCACCGATCTTTGTTGACGATCCGGCCGAGAAACGAACCGGGGCAAAGCGCATTTATGCAGACTCGGATATAGTGATTAAGCTCCAGGATCTTGCGGACAAGCGACAGGATAACCATACCGGAAATGACATTCTCGGCAACATCCGCGTTCGTGAAGATGGGGGGGTTACACTTAACCGTTTGCCGGTTGTGTATATCAAGCAGTTGAACAATGTAACCGATCTCGTGACCGGTACGGCCTACCAGCCGATTTACTGTATTGACTTTACGAAGTTTATTCCGTATGTCCAGGAAGGTGACTGGATGGACGAGGGTGAGCCGGAGAGCGGTGGCGTGAATCAGCATACTACGTTTACCGTGTTCCTGGATGGTTCACATAACAACCTGTGTACGAATAGGCGTGAGGCTGGATTCGTAATCCACAAACCTATCGTTAGCTAATAGTCTACTTCTATGTAGACGGAATGAATTTTATGTCTATGAAGATATAGACTGGAGGTTTAACAAATGGAAGGAAAAGTTAAAGTAAGTTATATGCACGAGACTGGTGAGGTTGTTCCGGGTTCCATGCCGAATTACGATTTCCTCTATCGAGTTTCTGCTGTAAGAGACCCTGAGTGGTGGGCCGGTGACAGGGTTGTCCTGGCTGATGGCCGCGAATTTCGCTATGCCCGTTCTACCGGTGACAACGCCCTTTTCGCTGCTCACGGCTGTGAATTTACATATACTGGCTTGGTGAGCTATACTGCATTTGCAACAAACCATGCAGTTGGTGTCAACGAAATTACCGTCCCCGCCGCAACTCATGCCGCTTTAACGGCGGATGAATTGCGCGGCGGATATGTGATTATTTTTGACGGCTCAACCGATCTTGCAACTTGTACGCGGCAGATTATCGGTAATGACGCTTCTGACGCCGACGTGGCATTTAACATTCGCCTTGACGCGAGCATTACTAATGCTATCGTGTCCGGTACAGAAGCGATTGAGGTTTATCGGAATCCGTATTATGCCCTTGATGTCGGTGGCACCGCTGCAAACCCCAAAGCCGGAGTTCCTGCGACCTACGTTAGTGCCGCGGCACAATGGTTCTGGGTGCAGACTAACGGCGTTTGTTGGGTTGCCCCACAATCTACCGTGTCAGGACACGGGGGTGTCGGTGTTATGTGGCGACACGATGGTTCACTTGAGGGTGTAGAAACTGCTATCGGCGGGACTGTACCTGCTGCTGACGGTACACAATATGCCGGACACCGGCTTATCGGTGACGCCAGCGGTAATGGCCCATTGTTGGATTTGCGTAACTAAACTACTATGACCCTAACCCGGTCTCTCCATCGGACACGGGGAGGCCGGAAGGGTCTTCTATGATCGGAGACAATATGAGTTTACCACTATACAAAGCAGAGAAAATACTCAAAGCGGGTGGCTTTAATGCCGCGTTAATGGCCGAGGCTCGAGCAGTAGTTGGTGCTGCCGAGGCCGCTGAAGTCACTGATGATGTTGAGACCGATGGGGTTGACGTGGTCGATGAAGATCTCGAACTCCCAGAAGTACCATAGTTAAGAACTTAACCCCGTATCCGAAAAGGAGGTATTATGACAACTATTGAAGCAGTACAGAATCTTGATAACCTGATCTCGGCATCCCGCATGACCCGACAAGAGCATATTGGGATGTCACAGAGTTTAGATCATTTGAGGATTAGAGCATCTTTACTTGATGCACAGGAACAAAAAGCTAAGGAGGAAGCTGAGAAAAAGGCTAAGAAAAAGGCTAAGAATGATCCGATTAACCCGGTTGATTCGGTTGATCCGGTTGACACAAAAGAGGAAAATAACTAATGGCTGAACCAACATCTGCTCTATCGTTTGAAGATCTGGTTAAGAGGATAGCTGAAACTCTGGAGATTGCGGATTACGACACTACTGATGGCACACTTATTGTGCCAGTGGTGGATAAATACCACTTGCAACTGTGCGTGCGTTATGTTAACAATGCTATACGCATGTTCATTGCCGATGCCCCGCCTAAAGGTTGGAGGTGGATGAACCGCGTCCATTCCCTTACAATGGCCGTCACTTACACCGGTACAGCTACAGGCGGAAGTAGCACTACTCTGGTTGATAGCGGTTTAGCAGCTACCTACGATGACGACTTCTTCAATGGCTATGACATTTACATCACGGCTGGTACGGGTGTTGGCGAATCCGCTACTGTTACTGATTATACCGGGTCGAGTGGGACATTTACATTTGCTGCTCTTTCCGGCGGAAGTACGCCGGACACTACGAGCAAGTACAGTATTGCTAAGTCAACGGATGCTATTGACGGTGACGGGTCGCGATATATGCTGCCGGAAGATTTTGGCGGTACAGTTAACGGCAAGATAACCTATGCTGCTGGTTCCAATCACGGCACTGAAATAAATTGGTGCGATGAGTCGCAAATCCGAGATTGGAGATCTACTACGGTGCAAACCGGTTATCCAGTGTTAGCTGCTACACGTCCGTATTCCCCCACCAGTTCTACAATTACTACAAATAGGCGATGGGAAATTGTGTTTGACCCCAGGCCAGCTTCAATCCAAACAGTTAAATTCCCATACACTATGCACTTTAACAAATTGCAAATGCGTGGTGGGACAGCTACCAGTGCCAGCGACACGACTATTGCCGATACGTCAAGACACGAGCCGGATGATTTCTTCAATGGCTGGGTGGTAAAGATTATCCACGGTACGGGCAAATACAGTTATGCTACCGTGACAGATTACACCGGGGCTACCGGCTCTTTCACAGTTGCGGATTGGCTTGATGAAGAAGGCGGAGCGGGCGGTACGAACCCCGACACAGGTTCCTTATACATTGTTCAGCCCGCTGCTAACGTTCATCCTGCTGGTTTCAGGTTTGATAACGTCATTGAGGCTGCTTGTAAAGCACGGGCACAGATGGAAACTCGCGATGCCGGTGACAACTGGATACTGGAATATAGAAAAGCGGCCCTACCTGAAGCATATCGCCTCGATGCACGATCTGCTCCCCGGAGATTGGGGCCGATGACCAATACGCGAAGATCGCATAGACGCGAATACTTTGATGATGTTACTACAGATCACGATGAGTAAATAATCCCGGTTACGGGAGGAAGGAAGTTTTTTATGAACCAAGCTAATTTTCTAAAGAAACTCGAAGGTCTCGTGACCGGAGATGGTTTCAAACGGGTACGGGAAATCCCTCTTCAAACGTTTTTCTTACATTCGAGCGGTGCCCCGCTAACAACAACCCTCACAACTAATCCTGGCTTCGATAAGTTTGAGACCAACTTAACAGGTTTAACTTGGGCTGCCGGGAAAGTTGTAAAAGCGGGTTTGACCTTTGTTGTGCCCGACGATTACGACGAGACGTCGGATAAGCTAAAACTCAAGCTCAAAGCCTTGAGTGCGGGATCAACTGATACGCCGAAGTTGGATGCTGAAGCGTATATTGACGACACGCCCGCTACAGACATCGATCCCACTATATCGGCTGCTCTTTCATCTTCTGCGGCTTGGGTCGAAATTGATTTTAGCGGTAATAGTTTAGCCGCGGGGGACATTCTGACCATAGGGATATTTCCTGAGGCACACGGAACGGACGCTGTTGAGGTATACGGAGCAAAGTGGGAATATGCCAGTGACCTTGTCTTTTATGATGACACTAATCGCTCATTTTCAGATTAAAAATTTGGCTGTCCTATGTAGTATATATACTACATAGGATAGCTCAGGAATAATACTATGGCAGATATAATTTTCCCAATTAAGGGTATTCATAAAGGGTTTGGGACAGAAGTCCAACCGCAATTTACAACAAGACGGATGAACAATATGCGGCCCAGGGTTGATATACTGATTGGTAAACAGCGTCCTGCTCTTGATAAATGGGGAGCAGGAACACAAGTAGGTGCAGCAGAACAGCCGGTGGTTGCGATGTGCACTGTGAGTGCGATAGCGTAATGGGTAAAGAGTTAGTAGACGCTGATGGTGGCTTTAATTTAGTGACGGTTAAAGCATTTGGTGATGGAACTAAACACTACGCTTTGGCGTATGCACCAAACGATCTAAAATCCCTTTTCGTGAATTTTTACGATGCGGATGGGACTTTGCTAAGTCGCTCTGAAATCTGGGCACAATCGGGTGCTGAACTTGTATATCTGCTTGACGCCGAGACGCTGGACGACGGAAATGTTATCGTGGCATTCTCTGTTTATGATAACGACGATCCATACGAGACGCACATATACTATATAGTGTTATTATCTGACGGAACTTATGGGAGTGCAGTATTAGCTAAGACTACGGAAACTGACGATGATGTAGACTATCTGGGTGTGGGGGCTTTCGGCGATGGTACGTCAGCTATATATTATCGTACGGATGACGCTAATACTGATATACAATATATAGCAATCGACGATTCGTATGAGATCACGACATCTGGTACAGTAATAGCGTCAGATGCCAGTGTAGCATCATTGACCGTATTGGCATTAACTAACGGCAAGGTTGCATTGGGCTATGGCGTCGTTTCCGGTACATTAGGTCCGGGGGCAGTTCTTGGCATATTAAGTGACGCAACCACATTTTCTACTGCATTATTTGCTACTGCGTTGACAGCATATAGATACGTAAACATTGGTGAAACCTCTACAGGCAACATTATTATAGCGTCAGGCCAAGGAGATTCCGACAAAGACGGTTACGCAATTTACGAGCAGGACAATACAGAAGTTCTCGGTGCCACGCTTATTGGCGAGAGAGCTAATTTTGCGGGCTATATAAGCCGGATCAATACCGACGAAATGCTGCTTATGTGGGGTGGGTTCGTGGGCGGGGCATCTCCCAGATCAGTTCGCATGACAAAAATGACCGAAGCTGGAGAATTAGTGGGCGACATTATTACAGTTTATACGGGTGATTACGTCGGGATTCAAAATGCGGTTTGTGGGACGCCCGATAACGAATATGCCGTAATATGTTGGAATGAACCCGTTAGTCACAGTGAAGGTTTAGCTTATACACAATTTATTGACGGTGTTACGGCATACTGGGGTACTCCACCCGGCAAACCGATAAACCCAACACCGGGCGATGTAGCGACAGGTATTAGGCTTGGACTTGCAAAATTATCCTGGGAGAGTGGTTCCTGATGGCGGAAACCTATAGTGTGTATTTCGATGCCGGTGACGGCATGGAGCTTGTGGCGTCTGGTATATCCGATACTGAATTAACTATAGACTTTGGTCCATTCTTGTATAGTACCGGTTATAGTTGGCGTGTTGATGCTACAAATGAATGTGGTACGACAACGGGTGATACGTGGACATTTACTTCCCTGGTATACGATCCGCCATTACCTTCCGGGGTTACTATGGTTGATGGGGAACCGGCAGGCGACCCTACGGGAGAGAATAATATGGTGACAATTAAGCGGCTTGTCGTCGCGGCTGATAATAAAATTTGGTATGAGGATATATAATGGCGGTATCCATCACACCTATAGTGGCATATAAAAGATTGATAGCCGCGGGCAATAATGAAATCTGGTATGAGGATTTAGACGTGGCAGCAGGAACAATGATAGAATTAGATACAAGCGGCGGGGCTATAGATACATCCGACCAGCTTGAGATGTTTGAGAATGAACAGAGAGTATTCGTAGTAAATGGATCTAACCTCAAGGTTGCAGACTTTGTGAATACGAAAATAACTGTAACTGCTATGACCGCTCCTCCGGCACACGGGGACATTCTGACACAGGATCAAACAGGTGGTAAATATGCCTATATGGTTGTTGACTTTGTGAATACGGCAAAAACTCTAATCTATGGTTATGCCTATTATGCGGGTGGGGCTACGGCATTTACAACTACGCATGATATATCGAGCAATAACGCTACTGCTACTATGCAAGCAAGTGGTGAAGCTGCTGGCGATCCGATCCCGAATGCACAGATCACCGCTGTAACAGCAGGGCCGCATTGGTACGATTGGACCGTATATCCTGACGTGGTATTGACACTGGACGGGTCTACTAAATCCTACGGTTCTATGCCGAATAAGGCTTATTTAGGTTGGAATTACCGTAATCGTGCTTGCTTGGGGGGTAATCCAGAAGCACCGTTTCAATGGTATATGGCACGGCAGGGCAATCCGTGGGATTGGGAATATGTTGCCAATGATTCCGGTACACCGGTTACAGGTGGTAATGCTGATGCCGGAGAGCTTGGGGATATTTTGCGAAGCGGTATACCGTACAAGGATGATTATTTGGTGTTCGGCTGTGCTACTTCTATATGGTTTATAGAAGGTGACCCCGCAGCAGGAGGGTCCATAAACGAACTTGACTTGTCCATCGGCATGTTCGGATCAAGAAGTTGGTGTTTTGGCGATGACGGTTTGTTATACTTCTGGGGAACTAACGGGATTTATGCTACTTCTATTCCAGGTACTCCAGTATGCTTGACCCAGGAATCCCTACCCAGCATAGTAGCGGATGAAGCGGTTGACCCGTCAACGCACCGTATATCTCTGGCTTATGACCGCAAACGAGCCGGTATCCTGGTAACTATAACCCTGCTTGCTGACGGGACAAATTCAAATTATTGGTATAGTACATTGACAAAAGGGTTTTTTCCTGAATCATATCCTGAGGAATGTGGGCCATATTCTTTATTTTATTATGACGCCAATGATGATGATTACCGTACTCTACTCGTGGGCTGTAAAGACGGCTATATTCGTTGTTTCGATGACGCGGAAAAGAGTGATGACATAGGCGGATCTGACGAAGCAATAGACGCTTATGTTTTACTCGGCCCGCAAAAACTTACAAAGGGTAACGGCGATGGCAGCATACAGTCGCTCAATATAATTTCAGCCGGGGGGAAATCCGCAGGTACGGAAACAGATTCAGACGATATAGATTATACTGTATATACTGGTAGATCCGCGGCTGAAATACTCGAAAACGTGGATGCGGCAGCTAATGCACGGTTTACCGGGACATTTACTGCCCCTGGATTACAAAAAAGAAACAAGACACGCCGCAAAGCAAGAGGTAGGGTAGCGGCTGTCAAACTTAGCAATGATACTGCTGATGAAACTATCAGCTTTGAAAGGCTTCTGGTTGAAACAGCCGATGCCGGGAGGATGATGTAATGTCTATAGCGGGTCGTTACAGTGTACAAGCCACGGAACACCGGGCAAAATTAGCAGCTTATGAGCAGCGTCAATCTGAATATGCCGCTACAAAAGCAGCAGAGGAAAGGCAAGCACGGATAATGGCTACTCCTTCTGTAAGTTCTGAAGCCCGATCTGCATTACAATCTGCTATGGCACGGTATGCCCCCGGTGGTGGTTTTGGCCGAGGGATAGAAGCTGGTCTTGAACGCGGGCGTACTCAAGCTCTGTCATCTGGTATGCAAAATCTTGTTAGTTCTGGTCTTGCCGGTACTACTATGGCGGGTGGTCTCGGTAAAAAATATGAAGAAGAAGTAGCTGCCCCCGCACGGGCAAATTTAGAAAGTATACGGGCTGAAAGAATTTCCGCCCTTCAAGCTATGCTTGCCCAGATGGAACAGGCTGGTTATCAATCTAAATTGGGTATGCGGTTCGGGGCTTCTGAATCTGCTTTGGGGCGTGAATTTTCCGCGAGTCAGGCTGCTCTGAATCGAGCGATGTCGACCGGGGGGCGTCCAAGCGGCGGGCAACCCATATCTGCAAATCCGTTTGCATTAGCAGAACAAAGATTTCAACATGCGAGAGAACTTGCAGAACTTAACGCTCCCAGAGGCCCAGGAGCGGGAATGATTAGCAGAACAAGGATGACGTCATCCTACAATAGGGGTGCTGGTAATTTTCAAACACCGTTCATGCAATCTGCGACAGAAGTATACACTCCAGCACCCAGTACACCTAAAATACCTGGAAGTTATGTTGGGTCCATGAACGGCCAACGATATATATACAGCCAAACTGGTTCTCCTGTGAGGGAATAAAATGTCCGGCAAAAACCCTGGGGTAGTTACTCCAAGAAACTGCGATCCTTCAGTACGACGGGCTATCCAACAGCTTGCTGCTAAGGTTATAGGCTTGGAATCCAAACCTTCATTTGCCGCTCTGACATTATCCGACCTTACGGCATCAAGGCTACTATCTACTGATAGTTCTAAGGCCCTAACTTCCGTATCTGATCTCACATCCTGGATAGCAGGTGTAACTAACGAAACGAACGTGACAGATGACGGTGACGGCACGATCACAATTGGCATAGCGAATCCCTTAATCGTAGCTAAGGGCGGGACTGGGGCAGAAACATTAACGGATCATGGTATTCTTTTGGGTTCCGGCACCGATGCTATTACACCCCTTGGTGCTGCTACAAACGGACAATTACCTATAGGCTCTACCGGGGCAGATCCGGTACTTGCCACTCTTACCGGTACGGCTAATCAAGTAACTGTTACTAATGATGCGGGTTCGATTACACTTGCTACCCCACAGAATATACATACTGACGCTACACCGGAATTTAATGATATTATCCTCGGTGATTGGCAATACAATACCCCCACTTATGACAGTGTTCACGACTGGATGAATACCACACAGTCAGCAGGGTTGATTTCTGGGGGCATTATTTCAGACGCTACCGGGGGAAAAATAAATGTAACTGCGGGTACTGGTTTTGCTAAGTCCACTGATTCTGAGATAGATACTACCCTCTTTGTGGATTGGTCCGGTCGTGATGATATTGCTATAGCTCCCGGATCAAAGTATACGGTATATATTGATTATACCGCAGACCCACAAGTAAAGGTTGGCGTTGCCCCAGTCGATGAGCTTGATCATACAACTAAATTTGCGATAGGTTCTGTTTTTTATGACGGAACTGCCATGCACATTTTGAACGAAGCCGGGACGAGAATTTATAGCCTCGCCAGACGTGTCCATCAAAGAGCAAGGACGTTACGGAAATTTGAGAGAGCAACAGGTTTAGTAACTGGTAAGGAGGGAACCAGACATATTTCTGTTACTCCCGGTATTGTATATGCCGGTCTTAACGTGTTAAGTTTGGCAGGGATGAATAGTGCTGATCCTGACGCAGATACTTTTGATACCTGGTATTACGATGGGGATCTGGGGGATGGGGCATGGGTGAAAATCGCAGATGTTCGTCAATTAGATAACGTCCAATACAACGATGTGGATACAGGATTGGCAAACCTCGGCACAAATAGATATGGGGTTCACTGGATATTCATGGATGTTGACGGTCATTGTAACGTTCTGTATGGACAGGGTAACTATACATTGGCTCTTGCTCAGAGATCAACTATTCCAGCATCTCTGCCCTCATTACTGGCAGACTTTGCGATATTGATTGCCAGGGTTATTGTCCAGGAGGGTGAAGCCACAATCATAGAGATTGCTACGGCCTTTCAGACTATTTTCGGCGGGAATACTGTCGAAAACCATAATGAACTTGCCAATCTCCAGGGTGGAACAAGCAATGAGTATTATCATCTAACTGCCGCACAGCATACGGATAATCTGATCGGGAAATACGTCGCAGAGTATAAAGCGTTAGAGGTTGTCAGATAATAGAGGAACAAAAATGAAGGTAGCCCATTTTGGAAATTTCGCTCCGAATAGAGCAGGAATACATTCTGCCGCAAGGGACTTAATCTTAGCAGAGAGAAGTGTTGGGATAGAGTCTAATTATATTGATTATGGTTCTGAAGCGGACTGTACCTTTAGCCGTGTCTGGCTCAAAGACGGGGAGATAGAAACAGTAGCTCCCGATTGGGCAATTCAAGAAGCGGACTTAATCGTACATCATTCTTGTATTCCCCCGAAAGTTCAGGAAACTGGAAAGCCCATAGTGATGTATTTACATGGGCGACCCGAATATAGTTTTATGCTTGACTGGCAGAAGAAAACTGGATGTTTGAGGGAGGGGATGCACCGTGTCTCCCTGCCCCAATATAAGAAATTTATTACTTTTTGGGGCGAGCATGTCGACTATTGGAAATACTTATTTCCAAGTAGAGAAATAGAATTAGCTCCCCCGCCGATAGACCTTAAACGATATTCGGTAAAAGGCAAAATCTATCAATTCAAACCGGAAGAAACGGGTAGTCCTAATATCCTCATTTGCGATATGTGGAGAGAGGACATTACACCCTTCAATACTGTAATCGCGGCTATGAAATTTGCGGAGTTGCATTGTCCTACTGCCAAGATACATGTTATAGCAGTACCCGTCCCCGGAAAATCGAATCCCGTGATCGACCCCATGTTCGGCAATTTAAGAAAACAGGGTTGTCTGGGCAAAATTGCTACTATCGTAAGGAATCTTGAGGATATAATGAGAGCGTCAGACATCTTAATCTCCCCTGTTGGGATTGAGACAAGAACTATTTTGGAGGCTTCCGCCCTCGGACTTCCGGTTGTGGCCGGAACAGGGTGTCAGCTTGCTTCGTTTGTTTCTGATCCTCGGAGTATTGACGGAACGGTTAATGCAATTCGGAAATGTTGGGAAAGGTTTAGGTCAACAGACAAAACTGTTACCAAAGAGAAAATAAGAGGAAAGATAAAAAGAAATTACGGGTTAAATAAAACAGGTCTCGCAGTTAAAGAGATCTACGAAGGAGTTTGTGGTGGCAACGTATAGAGTTCCAGTATTAGATGAATTTAGTTGGCAATCCCCAGTTTTAGACAAGGACCTTACCGCCCCTCCTGGCGGTGAATCTAAGGGTGACAGATACATCGTCGCCAGTGTTGCTTCGGGGGATTGGGAAGGATTGGAAGATCATATTTTAACATATGACGGTGCGGCTTGGTTGGACGCTACCCCCACCGAAGGTTGGTATGTGTATATTGATGACGAGAACGCCTTCTATAAATACACTGGTGCCGCTTGGGAAATAGAGGATATTTCTGCTCTTGAGAGTGACATTACCAGTATAGACACGCGGGTTTCCAATGTAGAATCGAGCGTTGGTAGCATAGATACCCATGTCGACAGTTGTGATTCGAGTATCGTAAGTATCAATACAAGAGCATCTAACATAGAATCCAGTGTTGGAAGTATTGATATTCGCGTCGATAGCTGTGATTCAAGTATTGTGAGTATAGACACGAGGGCGTCTAATATAGAGTCAAGTGTCGGGAGTATTAACACAGCTAAACAGGACAAAGGTACTTACGTGTCCGAATATGGGGCGATAGAGTTTACAATTTAGGGTGAATGATGACTAATTATAAGGTTCCTGTGATAACGGGAACATCTTTAACCACTGGTGATCTGCTCCGATGGGACGGTAGTAATTGGGTAAACTACGCGGATAGTAATTATGACCTCGCCGCCCATACTCACGATGGGGACATCCTTCAACTTGACGGGGTTAATAGCGACGGCGGGGCGTTTTTGTTCAATACCACCGGGGTGGTGACGTTCAATCAGTCCATAGTATCAGCTAACTATACCGCGGCAAATCTTTTGACAGCCTGTGCTACTAACGCCGGAGCTTTGGACTTTAGTGCCGCTTCCAAGACTTTAACCGTTGAGAATAATGCCATTGTTAGTCAAGATTATTCTGTTGACGGAACACCGCAGTTTGGTCAAATTCGTGTTGGACATGATTCAGGTAATGGATTAGTAGATATAGCTAAAGCCGCTGGTGCCGCCACATCGGTTACAAGAACCTTTTCTACAAATACTGGTGCGAGTTCTTATTGGGATTTTGTGAAATCTCATTCTGATTCATTAGATACTTATGTTGAAACAATAGATGATGATGTTCTCGGAATACTTAGATTTTTTGGTGTAGATGATGTTCCATCATTACAGATGGGTGCTGCAATTACCGCTAAACAAAATGGGGCAGCAAGCACTGGATTTATTCCTACAGATTTGACTTTTATAACTGCTTCTGCTGCTGCATTTAATTCAGATCAGTTAGTGCTACATCACGATGGCGGAGTTGGAATTGGAGAAGATGCTCCTGGCCAAACAGGATATGCAAAATTAGAAATTAAAGGAACTCATGCCTCTGCCGACGGCCCACATACTATTTGGAAAACAACAGAAGATGAATATCCAGTTCAGCAAGTTATGGCGTGGGCACATAATAATACTGCTATTACTTTTGACGCTTATTATGATGGAGCACATAAAAGTTCAAATGCTGGAAGTAATGCACGAATCCATAAAATTACAAATTTATTGAAATTTAGATATGACTCTGGTGTTGCTCAAGGAGAAACTGTTACTTGGAATGACGCACTAATTATAGATTTAGTTGATGGCGGAATAAGTATGCCAAATATGAAATCCGGTACAGACCAGGCAAATGCGGGGGCGGCGGCAAATGAACTATGGGTGGATACCGATGATGACAACACAATCAAGCTGGGAACGTAAGGAGCAATAATACAATGGCAGGTTTAGATTTTCCACAAATGGGCGGTAATATAACCCCAGAAGCTATAATGGACGACTGGTATCAGCGCGGCATGGCCGCTATAGATCAACGTTATGAGCAGCAATGGAATGAGGTCAATAGGCGGGCCTCAACCCTCGGACCACGTAGACATGCGGAAATGCTTAATGATATACAGGCCAGGTCCAGGGCTGAGTTAGGTGATTTTCACCGAGCCGCACAAGCCCGTGCCGCGGAATTTCAGCTTATAGATCGACTTGCTCAACAGGATGGATTTGACCCGTATGAAGTTAAGATGCGTATAGCTCTTGGGCCGGAAGTTGAAGCTGCTATGTTCCCGAAACAGGTTGCCCCACGATCCTTCGAGCAAAAATTCGCAGAGATACAAGCACATGAGAATAGACTTAGGCGGCGTCAGGCGGAATTTTTTACCGACCCCGGCGGGCAGCGGATCAGAGATTGGAAAAAATTCTGGTTTGCCGAGGAAAGAACCCGGCCCACAATTTATAGACGATCTTATGACCCTACGGATAAGGATGTATATGAATTTGAGGGTAGACGCGGACTGTATAAGATTGCTGGTGCAAAAGATATGCAAGATTTGTTCCAGATTCAACGCGAGATGGATGTCCTCGAACAACTCCGCGAAGAATTATTCAATCAGCCAAACATTGCAACCAGAGTCAGGGGTGCGATGCTGCGGCGTAAACGCGACCCCAAACATGATTCCCTAACAACACGAATACAAAAATCTGCTGGTGCAGATCAACCTAAACCGCGGGCACCAAAAGTCAAACAGCGGACGCCGCAACCCCCAACAGAATATCCCGACGCCACTTGGGATGATAAACGAAAGATGTGGACCGTTGTTCGTGACGGTCGCTTGATGGGAGTTAAATAATGCCACTTATTGACTTGGGACCAGCACCAGAAGATTACCTACAACCCGTCCAACCTATTCAGGAAACCGGACTTGTCGACCTCGGTCCCGCTCCGCAAACAGACTTAACTACCGGACAGAAAATTGGTGCAGTTAAGCAATTTATAGAACGTACTCAAGAACAGATAAAAGCCGAAGCCAAATCAGTAGATCGTTATAAGATCCAACGACTGCTCAGCTTGAATCCTAATCTTACGCCCGAACAAGCTGAACGTGGTGCTATCGGTTTGACTTCTTCCATAATGGATACAGCAACGGAATATGCCAAGAAAATTACTGCCGGTGAAGCTGCTAAAGCAGTACGGGCTAAACTTGAATTGCAGCTAATTTATGGCGGAGGCGGTACTGGCGAAGAAAAGAAAGAAGCAGCGGAACAATTCAAGAAACAAGCGGTAAGCGAGGCGGCAAGGGAATTTCAACTACAAGCACAGGATGTAGCAGACGCAGAGTCTATGCTCAAAGATCAAGAATCCCTTAAAGGTGAGTTCATCGCTAAGACGGCACGACGATGGGATCGTGGTATCGTCAATACTATAGGTGGGGGTTTATATTTTTTAGATACGCTGACACGAGCTATGGACATGATAGATATAGATATGGGTGATATGGACGCCCCGGGTGGTTATGCTGCACGAGCAAGAGTTTGGCACGATATGCTACAAGCCCCAGTATTTCAGCCGGTAGTAGAAAATGCTTTCGACAAATACTTTGGGGCGGCTGCGGAGACTGCCCCGTTTATGATTACTACCACGATACCGCATGTTCTTTCCGGTGGGGCAACTATGCCCGCATATGCGGGAAGTTTTCTTGTAGCATTTGGGATAGAAGGCAATAATGCAGCCCAAGCAACATTAGATAGAGGCGGCAGCACAAAGGAAGCCAATATGCGGGGTTTTATTGTCGGCCTCTTTAACGGCATTATAGAAATAGCGGGTGGCTCAGGTGGCAAGTTCGTAAAATCAGATATGGCCCGTAAGGTGACGAGCAAATTGATGAGGGCAAAAGTTATTACCAAAGAATACGCCAAAAATATGCTCAAAGAAGGTTTTTTGGAGGAACTACCCCAGGAGTTTATCCATATGACCGCGGGGGGTAGCGTGCCCAGGAACTCGGATGGCACAGTAGATTGGAATGCTGCTTTTAACCAAGGTTGGGATGCTGCTCTAACAGGTACGATACTCGGTGGGGCATTTGGTGTACCCGGCACAATAAGTGCTGCTGTGAAAACGAAGGTACAGAAGAAAGGGGTTCCGCTCGTTAATGTCCCCACAACACTTGCCGAGGAAATCCGGGCAAAAGAGGCCGTTAAAGAGGGGGAGACGAAATATATCGACACCGTGGTGGGTAAAGTCCCTGTCTCCGCTGATATTAAAAACATCCCTAATCCCACACCCATCCAGACTTCCGTCATAGATCGCAATATCAAGCTCAGAATTGCCCACCAAATAGCCAAAAAGATGGGCATGAAGGCCGAGGAATTTGAGATATACAAGCAAACATACGGCGAGCAGTCCTCTATGGCTGACATGACAGATGAACAGCTTGATGACCTGCTCGGACAATTACAACAAGATGGTACTGCCGCCGGACTTACAGCGGAAGATGTTATAGTTAAGGCTACTCCAGCAGAAGAGTTGCTGAAACAAGTTAAGTCGTCCAGACATTATAAGCATGAGACTGAGGCCCAAAAGAGGGAGCGTGAACCGGGGATTCTACGTATGAAATACGATGCCGCCATAAGTAAGTGGCATGGCTTCTGGGCCAGTCAGGATAGGGTACGCAATATAGTCCGTAAATTAGATAACTATATGGATGGTGGCCCAGCTACACGATACATCTGGGACGCTATAAAGAAGGCAAGATCGCGTAAAGAACAATCCTGGAATATAATGATGCGTGACGTGCAAAAGAAATGGGCTGACGGTGGAGTGGACATCGCTAAGATGCAGGATACAAAGCGTAAGGATGTCATAGTAGACAAAAATGGTAAAGGATTTTCAGTCAGTGACACTGAACGTATTGGCCTTTATCTCGTATCCAAGGATAAAGAAGCTAATAAGAAAGTATCTGGTTGGTTTGAGGATAATAACATTGATAGCAAGAAAGCCTTCGACGCTATTACAAAGTCCGTCGAATCAAACGAGCAGGAAAAGTTGGTCGCTGATACTATAGCTGAATACTTTGAAACCCGCAGCCCTGCTTTCTTTGCGGCGGCAGAGATTATGGGGATCGAAATCGAGATAATAAAAAACTATTTTCCCCTTTTGTCTGTAGATCCCGATCTTTCAACCGGTGAGGATGTAGTTGAACTGTTCCTGGAACATTTTGAAAATCAATTACAGGTACCGGGCAAACAGCATACTAAAAAAAGAACAGGTGGCACGGACAAAGTTGAGTGGGATGCTATCAAGATTTTCACCCGTGTATCCAACAGGATGGAATCTTTAATTGAAGTCGGCCCTGTTGCTCAGCAGGTATATAAGTTGGTTAAGAGCAAGGGAATGAGGGAAGCTATCAATGACGCCACCTTCGGCAAGGGTGCTGACATCATACAAAAATGGATTCGAGATTCTGCTCGTGGGACATCCGCGATAAATACTGATGCCCTTGAAAAAATTATAAGCGGGCTGCGGACAAATGCTGTCCAATATACGCTTGGCCTGAAACTCTTTACGTCGGCACCAAAAGCTATGTTGTCCTTTTTGAACGGTTTGGCGTCAGAACCAGCAATGATCCCATATGCTATGGAAGTCCTGGCTGAATATAGAACTTTAGGCGGTATAAAACGGATTCAAGATGAAGTATATTCTAAGTCAACAATTATGGAAAATCGTAATGCAGAACGTGACATACGGACTATGTGGAACGACAAAACTATCCGTAAGTTCTTTGCCGGTAAGAAGCTATCGCCATTTGGCCTGCGGTATTGGTCACATACAGATGCCGCCACAGCTAATGCAATATGGTTAGCTGCTTACCGGCTTGCCAGGGGTCGCGGTAAGAATATGAGTGAGGCAGATGCCCGTATCTTCGCGGACAACCGGGCGCAAGAGTCACAACCTATGGCGAGTGTCGAGGATTTACCGGATGTGTTCAGGGGTAGTGAGCTTAGTAAGGCCGTAACAACCTTCATGGGTATGCTAAATACCACACAACAATACTTGAAGCACGATATAATTGGCGAATACAGAGCAGGAAAGATCTCCGGCACGAAAGCGTCCTACCGCTTCATGATGGGCGAAGTATTGCCTGCTATGGTACTCGGGGTCATCGTTCGGGGGCGACTACCGGAAACACCGGGGGAAATGGCGGAGGACCTCATATCCTACCTTATATACCCGGCAATTTTCCTGGGCAGGTTTCTTTTTAATGTAGCAACGGGAAATTATGACCCCGTCACTACCAGCATATCTATGATGCCGTTACGGGCATTTGAAGAAGCAGTTAGGACAACCGCCGCGGTCAAGAAAGGCGATGTGCCGGGGATAGTTGAGGGTGCTGCCCGTACATACGGAGCAGCAACAGGACAGATCCCCGAGCAGGCTATCATAACAGCACGTGGAGCTTATGATTTGGCTACCGGAGAATCAGATGACTGGCGTCGACTCATGCGTACTGAAAGCAGTCTAAAATATCATGCTTCAAAAAAGGAAACAAGCAGATCAGCGACAAGAAGAAAGCCGAGTGCGAGGAGAAAACCAAGTGGACAAAGACGTACAAGACAAACTCATAAAAGACGTAGCAGGTCTTAAAGCCGATATGGACTGGGTGAAAAAGATGCTGAGTAATCACTATCAGCATCACGAGAAACTAATCTTCTGGCTGATTCTCGGTCTTTCCGGTGCAGTCGGTAGCCTGCTTCTCTTGCTCATTCAAATGGGACGAGTGTAAAGCAACCAAATAGTCACCAAGCTCTTGCGGGATTTCAGTGCCCTGGTCATGGTATATCCGGTGCTTCCGCTGCATCCCGGCTGCTCCCGCCGTTTCCCAGTTTTGTGCTACTCGCAATTCATTTTCAACAATCCCCGACTCTACGTAAACAAAGCAACCGTTGATGTCAAAAAGGATAGATGTTACTTCCGGTAAATCCTGTATTTTAATTGACACGCCCTTAACTATAATCATCTCTATCTCCTACTTACTTTTTCAATGAACGCATCAACCCATCCTTGGCGGGTAAATACCTGATTGTCCCTGGTTCGTTCTGTTTTCAGGCGTACACGCCTACCCCTAACTAAATAACCCTTCGTAGTCCAATATGTTATGGTACGCCGAGTACGACGGACGCTATACTTCATACGAAGATACTCTGGTACTTGACGTATGAATAGCATGTCAGTCATAGCTGTTCATAACCTTCCTTCGCAAGTCGGGCACGCAGAGCTTTATTAGACTCGCTCGTTGCTCTACCCCGTTCTCTTGCGATCTCTGCTCTTCGTTCATCTCTCAATCTCGCATATTCTGTTGGGTTGTCTCCATCATGTAATCCTATTAAAGTATCACTCGCTATCTCATCGGTAGGATCTTCTATGCCGTCCCAATGTTCCCAGGGAACATGCGGCAAGGGAAGCTCACTATTTGGCGTAATGTAAATACTATACCCGTGCCGTCGTTCGGAAGCGGGCCGTAAGACAACGCATACAATCCACACTTTTCCAATTTCACTTGTTACCTTAATGGCCCAACCCGGTTTTCCAAAGGGACCGAGCTTAATGAACGCTCCCAAATTCTCAACTCCTCCCTCATCCATAGCTCGTACTACGGTTTTACGGGTACAGTTTTCCATAATCCAGTTGACCAGATGCTTGCGTTCTGTAAAATGTTTCATATTATTATTCCTAATATGGGGCGGGCAGGCTCACCGGTTCGGTGCCTGATTCCTTATCCGGTGTATAATTCCCGCCCCACGCTAATTAGCTAATGAGGGCAATCAGCTTTTTGACTCCGATAGTTATGACCGGGCTTAGAACATACCCGATCAACACACCAATTAGAATTGCCACAGGGTCCGACATTAGAGTTCTCCTTTCAATCTCAATTCATTCTTAATGTTACTTACTATTTTCTTGGTAGTATTGGACTGTTCGTTTAGAGCACCCGCTAAGAGCGGAGATTTACATCTAAGATTGTCTTTATAATCCTGCACCCCCTTAATGATCTCAACCAAAGCCTTACGCCGGGCAAGGATGCTGAATAGAACAGCAGCAAGACTCCCCAAAAGACCGAATACAGCCATCCACATAGCGAACCGAGATACCGCCAAAGTCATAAAAAGGGAGGTAGACCCTGACGCTATAACCGCACTTCCCAATTTGGCTGAACCGTTGGCCAGTGCAAAAACACCACCCGCAATTCCCAAGATACTGATCGTCACCAACCAATTGCTCTTTTTCACTGCTTGCCATAATTGTACTCCTGGTGTGGGCGGTTCTGTTATTACAGGTTGCGGCCCTTGGCGGGATAGCATAGAGCAGCCGGACGCAAGAACGCCTATCATGCCCAAGATTACTATAATTGCCGCGAAGATATACACGGCGGATACATGTTTTTGTAGGTCCGTCATGCCGTCACCCCCTTCAATTTCTTAAGTTCCGCTATTTGCTTATCCCTTTCATCTACCCGTGTTTTTTGATAAGCAATTTCTGTTTTCGCCTCAACTAACTCTTTTTGTGCTTTTCCTCTTGCCTCGTGTGCTACTTTTAGGCCGTCCTCTAATTTGGATATAACTTGTCTTTGATGCCTTACTTTAGTTTCAAGCCTTTTTTTACTGCTTCTTGTTCCCATTAGTTTGGTCTCCCGAGATATTTGTCATAAACCCATGCCTGTAACGCCAATCCCTTATACTTTAACTCCCGCCGTCCCGATTCCCGTGACGTTTCTTTACTTACTGAAGGACATTCTGCTAAGATATTACGAATAAATACGGTATTGCCTCCCGCTTTACGCCCATTTTCTCCACACCATTTTTGATACGCCTCAAAGACCATTTGTGTGCTGGTTGATACTTCCAATTTACCCAATGAGCAACATTCATCCACAAACGAACAGATAGGTGATGTAATACTGACCATGTCGTGCAGGGTAGCATCTGAGGATTCAGGCCTAATAAACCTTCCACGTTTACGAAGGCGCTTTAACCCCTCCAGTGCCCACGGTATTAGCTTACCTTCCTCTGCTTCCTTTCTTAGCCGCTTCTTTAGAGTAGTATCCTCTTTCCCAACATACGAATTAGGAAACTCAATGACATTCATGCGGGCTGCAAGGGCCTTAGCATGATCAGTGAAAGACGGAAGTCCGTTCATGGCTACAGTAAATCTTATTGATAAGTAAGCATCGTAACCCTGGTCATACAAGGGCCTTATGAAGATCGGATCACAGCCCACAATACGAAGGATAGTCTCAAGGGCGGCATCAGCCTCACCCGCTCGCGGAGTCTTAGCGTCACCGAGAGTAGCAGCCAGTTTACCGACAAGAGGAACACGCCCAAATTGCGATGCAAGGCTTTGGAAATCCGTAGAAATACACTGCTGTCTGCCGAGCATAGCTATCATGGCTTCTAAAATTGTGCCCTTGCCCGACCGAGATCTGCCGGTAAACAGCATCATCCTTTCAAACGACATGTCCGGGGTACAAAGGTAGCCGAACCATTCCTGTAGATGGTCTATCACGCTGTCGTCATCGTTGAATATGTCCCGAAGTGTAGGAAGTAAAAGTTCTGTCTTAGCATCGGGGTTGAAATCGTAGGGGAATACGCTTATAGAAAAATATGCCGGGTCAGGATCATAAAGGACGACATTGCCCTTTAGGTATTCTTCTACATCTAACAGACCATTACTAAAAGCTATGAGATTGCGAGGGTCAATCATACCGTCACGTAACCATATTGGGGGATCGTCTTTTACCGGGCACCACGCAGTAAGAGCGTCAAGGAGGTCTCGTATTTTACCCGCTGTTGGCTTATAGGGTGCTACTATGGGACCAGTTGGGGTGGTTTTAATATACCGCTTCCCCTCAAGGTAACGATACAATTTTCCTTTTAGCAAATCTTCCATCATTTCAGTATAGTGGTTGCCCTCCCAGGTGTACCACTTTTTCCTACGCTTACGCAGCGTGAGCGTGTCACTCTGAATAAAGTTTGTATCCAGGAATCGTCTTGCTATAGGAGCAGCAGTATCGTCATTGAAAACGTTAGGATCAAGTTTAGGGCCGTGTTTGCCGTGCTTCTTTACATAAGCAATCAGTCCCTCTTGTGTCAATCCGCTTGCTACCCACTTGCGAAGATCCTTTATTTCTTTTGGCGGCATCACCCGTTCAATGTCTTTAACCATATCCCGTAGGGCAACATGGCATTTATCTAATCCTTCTTTTCCTGCTCCTGCATCATTCTCTCCGACGATCCAAACCTTCTTCCCGGTGAGCGGCATTTGTCGTAAGATTTTGAAGCCACCCAAAGCCGAAGGCCTGCCAATCGCCGTAAAACCCAGATCCGCAGCGGCCAATACGTCAGTTGCACCTTCAACGATAAGGAGCGGTAAGTCACTTTGCGGTAATACCGTCGCATTTTTCTGGACCGGATTTCTTTTGGGATCGAGGATATGCAAGTAATTATTCGGCGATACAATCTTAGTTGCTCCCTTAGAAATCCTGCTACAAAGTACCGCAGCAGGGTTTTCTGTGCTGTCAGATGAGATTCTACACCAATCAGGTCGCCCGCAAATAGGACACTTAACTCCCGCATCTGCGATTCGTATCCATCGGGCACGCCCCGGAACATATCCTCCGCCGCTTGCTTGCCTGTTGAGTAGGTAAGTAAGCCCCGGCTTAGAACCTTTCTCATAATACTTTCTCCCGCCTAAACAACGATATTTGAGACCCGTGATGTCACCTTTGGCGTCACGCTCCGCGAATACCCAGGCTTGATACGCCGGATAGAACCCCACACCGAGGGCTTGGAGGGAAGAAACCTTTACCCCCAAGTCCTCGGCTAAGAGTTCAAGCATGGCTGGAAAGACGTTGTTCCGGTAAACATCAAATAGTTTTGCAAGGTCAGCCATTAGTTTTTATCCCTAACTTGTTTAACCCGTGTCTTAGATGCCGTTAACTGCCCCTCAAGATTTCTAAAACTTACCCCCAAGACCCGGCTAACGTCCCTTTTCAGGGCAGAAATATCTGATTCAACAGCTATCAAGGTTAACCACAGGTCACAAGCCTCACTATCTGTTAGGGTGATTACTTTTTTACCCGCTTCACGAGCCTGGATAATCTTGTCCCGTACAATGTCGGATTTTTGCTTGCCCATGATTATACTGCCCCAATATCGTTAAGCGTCTCGTGCATGATCTGATACCACTGTTCCCCGGTAATCGTTTTCTGGTCCAACTCAGCAAATTCTTCATCCGTGACGCCAATAACCTGTTTGATAGCAGCGTGCCATGCTGCATTACGTGCCTCGTCCGTTGTGCCAACAGCTTGCATCTCAAAGACTTGATTATATGCTTCTTCCTTTGTCATAGGCGTAATGTCAGTAGCGGCATCAGGAGTTTCAGCAGGTACGGTAGGCAGTGTCGGTGGTGTCGGTGGTGTCGGCGGGGCTTTCGGGGCGGCCTTAGCCTTTTTCTCGGCTGCAATCTTTGCGTTAGCTGCCGCGACCTTATCAGACTTAGCTTTTTTGGCTGCTCTCTTCTGTGCCGCAGTCTGCTTGGGTGGTCTTGCCTCTGTTCCTGTAGAAGCAGGCACGGCAAGAGGTGCCTTTGGTGCTTTCTTGGCCGACACAGGGGGTGCGGCCTTGCCCGCTTTATTCAGTAGGGCACCAAATTGCGATTGAAGATTTGCTATGCCCGCGGCATCCAATTTTTTCAATCCACCGCGAGGATCGGCAGTTGCCTCGTCAATCCAGTTTACAACATACGGATTCTTGTCGGCATACTCAGGATCGTTATCCTCTATTCTCACCATAAACATTTCGGGTGCGGCCATTTCAGTTAAGGTCTGAAAGTCTTTACCATCCCATCCGTAAACTTTCATTAGCTGCTCGTAAGTAAGGGTTGTTTCCGGGCCGTTCTTACCGTTGAACACAAGAAGGAAGTATCCAACAGTTTCCATATCAAAATCGGAAAAATCCACCCAGTCACCCGCTCCGCCATTTAGTGCTTCATCGAACCAATGCACCAATTTCATTTTAATTACGAGTTGCGGGAGGTTTTGATTCGCTGTTGAGCTTAATGCCCGATCAATTTCCGTCGCTAAAAATGTTCCTTTTCTATCTGCTTTCATAATTTCAATTCCTCATAAAATAAATTGTTCATAGAATTTCAACATTACAAAGTTTGGATTGTCTACTACTTCCTGATACTCCTCATCACTTAACATATCACGTTTACATTTCTCAAATGCTATCATTATGATCATAGCCTCGTTAGCAAGGTGCTTAACTATTTCCAGCTTACGAGGATCACCATGACAATGTTTGAATTTCAAGCCTGACTCGCAGGAGCAGGGTTCATTACGTTTTTCTTTGTCGCTGGTAAGCTCAAGTCCCATTATTCCTGCTCCTCCGGGTGGAATAAATACTGCCACACTGAATCATCGGATGGTTCACTGAAAAGAATTGTAGGCACGGTATGCGGAATGGTTTTTGATTTGGCAACAAAGTGAATCTCGGGGTGGACACGGACTACTCTCCTGCCACTGCTTGCGGCTTTATCGTCTTTAGCCACTACCCCCTCATACTCAATTTTGAATACATGATCAGCCCACTCACAATAAAGACCCCAAATAGAGGGACATACCCTACCATATTGATTTTGGAGTTTTGGCACGTCCTTCAAGAAATTCTCACCACCCGGATTAGAAATTTCCGTCTGTTGGAGTTGACACACCAGAATAACATTCTTATCCTGTCTTATAAGAGAATCAAGATCCGGCAGGATTAAGTGCATAGTATCATAGAGGTGCCGATACCCATGACCCCACCCGTAATCAACTAATCGATCTACATAATGTTTATTCTTACCGTCCGTCTTGATAGTCTCAAGAACAAAACGTTCTGCCAAATCTTGCAAGATAGTAGCAGTATCTATGGCAACGTTTTCATAATCGGTGAATAAATCCGGCTGTGTGAGAGCGTCACGAACGTCCATAAATGTTTCAACACCGGGAACGTATATCAGATCTTCACCCGTTACAGGATGCTTATTCTTGCGACCGCCACGATCAAGTCCGATAAAAACCGTTTTAGGGAGTGCAGCTACAAGGGTAGTTTTCCCCATGCCAGAGTCACCGTATAAGATAATCTTGTGACCCTCTTTAATGCCACTCCAAGGCTCAACGGTAAATGTTTTCTTTGCCTGTGCTTTCTTGGCAGATTGTGCTTTGGCCTTACCTCCTGCTGGTTTAGGTGGTAAGCCGGGTACTTTGGGTAACGCTTTCTTGCCTACTGTCGCCGCGGGTGGTGGCGGGGGTGGGGGTGTTGGATTGCTCATTTGCTTTCCTCCTTCAGTACCGCAAGGGCAAATTCCTTTAAGGCCCCGGACGGAATGTTTAGTAACCTATGACCGTCGTCTTGAGCGTACGGTTCAATCGCCTCAAATTGTATCGGTCGTGCAGCATACAAACTACGCACACCCTCCTCTTCTACCGACACATCCATAAAAATATCGTAAGATCCGTTTGGTTGCCTGGTAAAACACAACTTTCCCTGTTTAGCAAGTTTCTCATTCTGTAACATGCTATCCTGGAGAGCACACAATGGGCATTTATCCCCATTATAAACCACGATGCACCCCGGAACAGCGTCACGCCCCATACTACTGTGATCACACGTATGTAATTCATTTCCCATTTGTTTTCCTCCCTCAATTTCTCGTTACCGTAACGTAACCATTTTTTGTAGTTTGCAATCCTGGTATTTCATGTTGTGCAAGCTCCACAACTCCTCCTGGTGTGATGGACAACACAACACCGGCCCCGATGTTCTCCCCATCTTCGTTCACAGCTACCAGTTGGATTCCGTCATAGCCTGCTAAATCCATGAGCCGAAATTGAACTGGTTCTTCTATCACAGGTTTTTTTCCACTATAAATTTTAGGTCTCACGATTTTTCTCCTTTATCTTTTTATGTCTGTATAGATATTTCCGCCCATTCGTAAAAGTTATTTCACAATCTTTGTTCCTATCCCGATGAAACGCACGATGTCTTGCTATTCCGGGATAATGAAAGTCTTTATTACAAGTATGACAGGTGCAATTTTTATTTTCTTCATTTATACACCGATTTGAACCCGTCAGGCGGATTGTCAGGATCAAGCTCTATACCATTATAACACTGAGCAGTGTAATCACACTTAAACGTAGCCTCACACTGTCGTTCGTTATGATAGAAACTATCCGACTTTAACTTACCCCTGATGTCACGGTATATACTCAAAACTTCACGGCGAAACCTATTCATCTCATCTTCTGTCTTGCTCAACTCTTTGCGAGCAAAGTAGAAGTCAGGACGATCTACTATGTCTTGAAGAAGGCGGGCACCAAACATATCGGGTGTTTCCCGGATGGCAAAAGTACCTTTCTTAGCACCAGGTTTAGCCTCGGCCATTATGCCATTGACCTTTATCCCCGCATGTAAGATCTCATGCCCGTTATCGCTACACTCATAATTACCAACCTCAAATTTCTGCCCCATATACTCCTTGGACTCAGTAAACTTCTTACTGTCACCCTGGGACAGCATCTTCGGTTTAATCCCCGGCTTATGCCAAGCATCATAGAGTATAGTATTGATTGGAGGTTCATCATGCTTAACACCATAAGGGGCAAGCTCGTCGGCAGCCTGCATCCTTTGGATGGCTTCGATATAAAGAGTAGTCTGAACATCCAGGTTCAAGTGTGCCCAAAAAGACGAGTCCGAATCCACTGATTTACTGGTAGACTTATGCTCCATGATTGCCAATTTACCACGATACCTCACCAACTTATCTATCTTACCCTGAACGGTGACATCAGGTAAGACACGCCCTGAAGGACTGATCAAACGATGCTCAAACTCAAGTTCTCGTGCCAGAACTTCAACCTCGTCATCGCCATAATGCCAGTTGTACCCGGTAAGAGAATAGAGCAAAATCGTCCGCTCGATGTCTGCTTTCTCCTGATCCATGCTTGATGGAAGTGTTACGTACGCTTTATTGAGTACACGCATAACGGCTTCCATAAGATTCTCCGGCAAGAATCCGGTACCCTTGCATAGGGGGCATTCTGGATCGGGTGCTGCAAGATTAGCACAGGGTACGCACACACTACCTGGCTTATTAGTCACGACATCCTGGATTTCATGCCAGTTAGTACCAACACGCTGGGTATCAGTATCTTCTTCCTTGCGTATACCCAAGATGTACTTGGCGTAATAGCGATAGGGACATGCTTTAAGCTCTCCAATTGCCGATGCTGATAATTTTATTTTTCTTCTGCTCATATTATCCCCCTTTAATAATCCTAATTGGTATTCCATTACTATCCACTTCAACCTTACGGACGCGGTCTGAGCCTATTTTATATCTCCTTGCCTTGGCCCGCGTAGTATATACCTCTGCATGTTCCAGGGGCACATCGTCGGCGTCCCAATTCTCATCGACAAAACTTCTATCCTCTACATTCCATAGTACCCAACCATGTTTTATTTTCTTTCTGCTCATTTAGCCCTCCGATAAATAGGGTGGTTCAGTAAATAAGGTTTATAAACAATAGGGATACCCCTAAAATATAATGTTTCCGAAAACACAGTACGATCCTTTGCTTTTCTAAACACCCACAACAATTTAATTTGTGCAGGCCGCGGCTTCAATACTGATTCACTTGCAGTCAGCATTGAGCTTAGGGCAATAGTGGTAACAGCCATGAGTCTTAGGAAATTACGACGATTCATTTCTTATAATACCTCGATAATTCGCCTTCTACATCCAGCGGTATACCAGCAGCCCAATCAGGTTTGGTCCTCATTATCTCAAGCATCCTATTGAGGATTTTATTCGCGTCATGCTCCGGGATGCAAGCTACGTTCTCGTCATGAGCATGTAATACAATCGGGATACCTTCTTTCTCGAGCTCTAATATCCAATACCCCAACAGATCACGGGACATAGCTTGCACTACATTTTCTGTTAACGCTCCACCCCAGGTATGTACTGTCTTAGAACCACCCATATATTTTAGGTTATTACTAACATCAATAGTTACATGACGATAGTATAACACGCGGCCGGACGGAAGCCGACAATGGACCATAGACCTCTCACGCCATATTTTAATTCTGCCGCTCGCGATCTCAGATGCCTGATTGGGATACTTCACTACCCACTTAAAGGCTTTTTCTATAGCGGACCAAAAAGCGGTGATCCCAGGGTATGATGCACGATAAACTTTGATGAGCTTTTTGATGAAGTCAAAGCTGTATTCACCGGAATCAAACAAGGGCCGGAGGGATTCATTTTCTCGGCATCGCATATAAAATTTATTGGCCCCCATTCCGTACCCGCAGCCAAGGATAGCATCCTTGCCAAATCCTCGTCTAATTCCAGCCACTTTGGTTTCCGGTGAATCGTCATCAACCGAAGGTTTCCATACTTTACTATTGAAAAGTCCAGTAGCGAACTCAGAATAGATGTCCTCTCCATTTGTAAACCCTTCCAAAAGTATATGACAATCTGCTATCCAAGCCAACATCCTTGCTTCTATCTGAGCAGAGTCCACGATAGCAAGAGTGTGATATTCCGGTGCAACCAAGCAATTACGGATCTTAGCTATGAGAGGATGAATCGGTTTGCCCCTACCCTTACCTCCGAAATTCTGTGGATTAACACCACCACCACCAGACCATCTACCCGTATGACTACCATAAAATTTGAGGAATATGGATAACTTGCCGCCCGTACACTTAGCCCAAGTTATCATCCGACGTACTTTCTTAGCGTGCGTAGGCCAGGACGTAATCGCCAGCTTAGCTGCTACCAGATCACGAATCGACTGCTTCTTATGAACGAGCAGAGCGGAACATCCTTCATCTGTCTTAGCTAAAGCCGGAATCATTTCCTTCTTGCCTTGCTTCATGGGTAACTTTTCATTTCCGAGCAGGACTTGGAGCATGGCCGGGAATTTTTTCCGGGTTCGCAAAAATGTCATAATGGCGTCGGGATCGGTATCCGGGGGGAAATATCTTGCTACACTACTCAGGATATTCCCGACTTCTGCTTCCATGTCATCCGCAAGCTGCTCCGCCAATTCATAATCCAATTCAAGTTTAGGCTTGGTGAATAGGTTGAGGGTATGCCGCATTAGGGGTAACTCAAACTCCGGGTTGTCGATGATCGGGAGCAGTCGCTTCAGCATATCACCCTCACCCTGTATATCACCCAAACAATACTTTTTCATTGCGGCATGATCCATCTCATGCCAATGTTGCCCCTTGAATTGCTTAGTGTCCCCCTTGCATGGCAGATTAGCCCGTTTCAACATCTTATCCAAACTTTGTGGCAATCTGGAGTCAATATACCGAGATAAGTCCTCTATGTCCAGCGGGAAAGCCGGGTGAATCCCAAATTTTTCCGCCAGAATTAGGAAATCAAATTTGGTGTTTTTGGCTACACAAGTACAATTATGCAGGCTCCCACCAAATTGCTTCTGAAGCCTGCCAATCATCCATTCTACACTCGGACCACCTACAAACATCTTGCCCTTGCTTTCAAGGGGATGATTGAAAACTTGCAGGCCGAGACCCGTAAATTCAAAACGGGGATCAGCTATATACTCCGGTATAGAGATCGCTGCCTTATCTTGACCGAGATGATAGTCCTTGCTGAAGAATGTCTCGAAGTCCAGCAGGAGTATCTCTATCGGCCAGTTAGCTTTTTGCAGATTTGAGTACCAACTGGTATCCACTTTTTAGATCCCCGGTAACCTCAAGATTATCCCAATTATCTCGCAAGAACTCAAGCCGTTTAATTCCTGCCCGTATTTTCTTTGTGCTTCTGCCGTCACCACTCTTACCATGAAGAAAGATTTGATAGTACCATTTAACGCAACACACTTCAGCCAGAATACAGAAAATAGCGTCAGAGCGTTTGGTTCGCATACTCTCCACGGCAACAGGTTCCTTGAGGTTTTCTATATGCCATTGCAATAGCTCTCGTCCAGCACCGCTATTGAATTTACCCCCCAATGACCTTATCACAGTCGTCAATTGCAAATATAGGGCCTTGCGTACCCGGTCGAATACTAATTCTTTTCTCTTAGGAAGTCTGTCCATCAATTTATCCCGATAAGGCGTTCCAGCTTATCTAATCGCTTCACGACAGATTTTATCGTAAACTTTTCTTCAGGGTTCTTCTTTCTACATTCCCGACGATGTTCATTTGCCCGGAACATTTCCACTTTATTGCCGCAATGAGGGCATTGCCACCATTCCATCATACGTTACACATCCTTATGGAATTTGTACCCCATTAGTTTATTAACCTCGCGTTTGAGATCAGCACGTTCACCTTCGCAATGATCACATTCGCACCATACACCGGGTTCAGCAGTGCCACAATACGATTTCCGCATTGCAACTTCCGCATTAAGCCTGCCGTAATCACTGAAAGGCTTCTGATATTCGTTAATTGGCATAATCAAAACCTTGAATCGTGGTATTTTTCCCCCGGCCCGCATGGCATCATCTCTAAATACGGGTGTCCGTCTATAACTACGCCACACGACAATATGGGACGCTCTACATAATCACGACCATAGGCAAATTGCCATGCTTTTTCGTCTATGCCACAGCCAACGTCCATACCAAAAAATCTACGGTCAGGATTAACACTAAACTTGACACCGGCTCTACTATGGCAGTGCCCCATTACGACGTTCATCTTACTTTTGTTCATAAGGTTCCAAGCAGGATGTATACCGCTAACACCCGTACCATGTCGATACATTACGCCGTCAATATAATGGCTAAACTGCCAGTCCCAACCTTTAGTTTTCCAAAGATCAGCATATGGTACTATAAGAAACTCCGGCATTTTTACTGTCTTGGCAAGTCGGGCGGGCCGCTCGTCATGATTCCCTTTACATAACTTAACTTTCGGAAAAGCAGTAATCCATTTTTGTACTTGCCCAAGAGCGAGTTCATATTCATCTGCCGGGCCGGGACATTGTGGTTCGGAAGCATGAAAACTAACGGCGTGCCAATCCACCAAATCACCAATATGTACTATAATGTCACAGTCCCAGGCATAGAAAACGTCCTGGCAAAATTCAAGATACCCTTTCCGGCCCGCAGGAAGATGTGTATCACCGATAATCCCTACTTTACTCATCTCCCTAATCCTTTCAAATATCTCATTATTGACGAAACAGCAGAACCATCAGTAACTACTAATACTGGTTTCCCAGTCATGTTAGCGTGTGTAATTTCTACCAACATCCCATTAGATATATGCCGTTCCGGGATATATGCTACTACAGCATCACAAGTATCCACAATCTTACAATCAATATGTAAGATGTCGTCCTCATTAAATATACTTTCATCATACCCGATCATAACAAATTCATCATGTACGGCGGGGACATAAAAGTCTACATGGGGAAATTGTGCTTGGAGAAACTTACCAAAGCTAATTGCCAACTTATTATTGGCCTGCATGTCCTCTTTTGTGGCGTCTGCTCCCTTTATCCCTCGAATGGGGTGAGAGACATATATTCTAATCTTGTTTTTATCGTTATTTCTCTGTTCCATTATTCGCCCTCGATTCGATAAAAGGTGTCTCGCATTTGGGGTATTTGTCTATCACGTCTCCCGCTTGTGCGTTTAACTCCTCTGTAATGTTTGCTCCTGGGTGTCTGATAGGCCTGTCATCCACCCAATTACGCATAAGCATCGAATCTCTTAATACTATCAGGGAGGCTATAGCTTTAGTAATATGCGACAGGCCCGAATCTTTGTCTATATCCTCCCCTTCCCAAAATTGGAGAAACACATGACGAAACACTGCGTCCACATATACAGAGGCTTTAACCCCTGCATCCCGGTAATTATGCCCCCCATACTTACGACCGCCTTCTAACATAGCCAATCCGACCTCGGCTATAACTTGCATGGGCACAAGATGAACCGGAACTTTACGTATTGCCAAAGCGTCTTTAGGGTTCGTAGGTTTCTTCTTTTCCATTAAAATTTCCTCACAATTCTCGCATCCATATCGGGTTGATATTGTTTATGTTTTTTCCATTTCCCCGGAGCAGGCATACCCTTTTCAACGGCAGCCCTAATACTCTTTGCTACCGCCGCCCTGGTCCGGCCAGTTAGAAACGCTATTTGCTTTAATGTCAGACCGCTATCAACCCGTAAAGAATAAGCATGGGCCTGTGTTCTGGTTAATATGGGAAATAATTGGGGAGCTTTTGCCTCAATGCCCGCCAATATCTGCTGTATGCGTCGGGGGGATAAGCCCATCCGATCCGCCACCTTGGTTACTGGCAAACCTTCAAAGTCATGGTGACAAAGGCGATAAATTTTTACTTCTTGCTCAGAAAGCATTTGATCCTCCGTATAGCCGATGGATGTACCCAAAAACGAAATTTCAATCAGGATTTTTTGGATTATTTTTAGGAATCCCGGAAAAACCGCCAAGTTTATCGCCCAGGTGTAAATCCGCTCGCGTTATCGTGTGGTGATAGCCCTTCTTACCTTGCTTAAACGCTGTTCGTTCAGGTGGATGCGGGAGTGTTATAGGTTCTATATCGCTTGTAACGTCTGTAATTTCTGTATCAGGTAACTTCTCCATATTTTTTCTTTAGCCTCTTATAGTTAGTATATACTTTTTCATGCACAAGTCGCCCGATAACAAAAGCGAGTTTTGACCCGTGGTGGGCGATCAGGTTGTCCGCTACACTTTGGGCAGCCTGCGATACGTCAATTGCATCATGCCCTCTAAGTTTGACCCGAATTTTTTTGGGCTTCTTCAGTTTATTCCCCGGCATAGTTAATTCCCCTTTCCCCAGGCTTTAGCCCGGGCCAATTAGGTATAGTTTGTAAGGCTGTTCGTAATTCTATACACCGTGCAAGATATTCCTCATCAGACATAATCCATTCGGATTTCAAAGGCCGTACAGAATTACACAATCTTTCCGTCATTTTCCTTATGACAGAAGCGGTTGACCCTGGAAAACTACGTTGTACTTCTGCGTAACATTCCAGAAATAGCTTATATCGTTCACCCATTGTTATCCTCAATCCACCCAATGCACCAATTCGGGATATTTATTATTCAAAAGGTCACACCACGACTGTGCCATTTTTCTGGTAAGTATTCGTTTGCCATAACCCGTTTCTCCCGTTATATTTGATCGCCATGCTATTCTAAATTTCATAATAAGCCTCAGTTCTTAACTGCAACATTTGCAACCATACACGTATCTAAATCCGTTTTCATCCGTTTGGATATCTTCCATCCTGCAACCGTCAAGGTCATAGTCCCTGATATGCACGTCCACCCCATCCGGTTGTTTTATAACGGTAGCTATTCCACCACGAACAGCTATAATTACTTCTTTGTTCGACATCACAGTCCCATCCTCTCAAATACTTCAGAAAATTGACCAAGATAATAGTAATTCTTAACCCTTCCGGTATGTTTGTCCTTACCAATAAGCAAGCGTATAACACAGTCCGGAATACGACTGGGCCTGCCCTTAAATTTTACCGAGCCGGTCCAACGGTTGCTGTCGTTTCCGAGGCGGATCAGGTTAAGTTCCTGATAATCTATTTGGGTTAACATATAGGCACAATCACTAAGCTCAAAAACAGCACCAGTCTGATAATATCTACGCTTTTTCATTCTCATCCTCACTTTCCATAATCTCGGCCAGCGTTGAGCCGGTTTGATTCTTAGCAGTTACGTTACCGTCTTTGTCCTTGTTACATACTTTTGGGTCGGAATCTACATTTTTCATAAGTCACCTCGTAATAATTCAATATCACTCCCGTACGATCCGTCGTCACAGTATGTTTGTGTTTGTACGCCTCGAACATCCCTGTACCTGATTCGCTTGTCCATGCGGGACGATCCAAACTTGCCGGATTGTCCCCGATGCCTCGTAATTGATTTACCCTCATCTAATTGACCCCTTTATTTACTCTTACTATCTCAGTATCTATTCCATCCTCTGTAGTTGAAACTTGTGAGTCTTCGGGATTCTTGAAGTGAGCTTCCCTCGCTGTTTCCTGTGCGTTATCCCCATCCGTGCCCCTCACTCGTCGGTAATATACTGTTGTTTCTATTATTTTAACCAGGTATTCGTTCATTTTTCACCCCCTAATAAAATTTTGCCACCAGTCGATCATCCCTATCCAGTTATAGACATAACCATCCCGGTCATCGTTAATTATTATATCTATTCTTTTGTGAACCTCGTAGGGCAAGTCTTTTAGCTCTAATGCTAAAGCCCGCAAAAGCCGTGAAACTTTTTTGTTACGATTTCTCATTCGTCACCCCCAAAACATACTTTCATGAATTTATCACGGTTGAATTTTTTGTTCGCAGCAAAGTAGTCAGCGAGGTCATTGGCAATTTTAATTACAATATCATTCTGCCTATCCCCGTCCGTTGTGAACGGTTCAGGATCATAATGCTGCTCTATAATTCTTGCAATCGCCTCATAATGTTTTCTGGTCATAAGCCACCCCCTAAATCTTCTTAAACCAAATCCGAATTTTATCTGTTCGTAGCCAGCATCCCGCATAACTCGTTTTCACATGTATATAATACCGCCATGTAGTACCGGCGTGTACCTCAGTTTTTACAAAACGAATACCTCTTCGCCACCACAAGCCATGCCACCATCTTTTAATCCTTTTAATTGGGCATAATAGTTTTCGTAGTGTCATATCGTGTGCTATAATCTGGAGTTGTAACACACGAGTAGTATAATGTGATAATTTCTCATAAGGTACAACTACCGGTAACTTTTGTAAGTAGTATTGATACCAAATATACTGCAATCGATTCATAATTTATTCTCCAATTCACGCAAGCCCACAACCCATGAGTTGCAGGCCTGCATGAATTAGGGGATATTATGATATTATTGTATAAATTTTATGTCACTCGGATTTGCGACCACCAATACAAATTCTTGGTGATTGTTCTTCATAATATCCCAAGCCAGATCATAAACATGTTGTTGACTATCAGTAACAATGTCTATAATTAGGCTATGTTCCGACCCATTTTGGGTCCAACCTGTTCCATTTATCAGCGTAAAGCCCCCTGGGAAATAGGATTTTATTAGCTTTACAGTCTCTGCATGGTGCACATTTTGCGTGTAAATACGGTAAAGTTGCATTTTGTTACCCCCTACGATATTACTTCGTGAATACCCGTAATTCTGAAACGGTCATTTTTGACGCGGCTGAGCATACCTTTAAGCGTGTCCTTTAATTGTTTCCTGACGACGTTCTCATCCCCGTACTCAAACGGATCATAATTCAATTCAATGTCAATTATTACTTGTGCTTTGTGTTTCATAATGTCGCCCCCCTATTTAAGCATTTCATTCCAAAATTATATATAGCAGCGGCAAACGACTTGTCTAATTCAGTATCACCACCCCTATTCTCATCCACTGTTCCAGATTCACTATAGTTGACGTAGGTATAGACGTTTACATGGCTTATAGCCGACATATTTCCGTATAACCAATTTATTGTATCTGCATAAGTATATTGATCCTCACCCGGCAACCCAATCATAATGTTTGGTATCACCTTAATACCGAGACGCCTGAGTTTGTCCACCGCCAAATCTATCGTGCCTTCGCGAGCGGGCTTGCTCATTGCCCGTAGAATCTCATTGTTATAGGACTCGACACCTAATTCGACATAGCAGATACCGGACTGGAGCAGGAAATCGTCGTCAAGTTTGAGTAGTTGACTTGCAGTAGTCTGGATTATGAAGCCGTCGAACACTTGACGAGCAGTTTTCATGCCACAGTATATGGCGGGTAACCATTTATGGGTCTCAGCTTGCCCAAAGGTCTTATCATCAATATAGATTAACGGTGAATTTAAGCGAGCAGACAATATCGCTCCAGCTTGTTGGGATATTTGCCCGTTTGGCAACTCGACAACCTCATTCGGCACTACACAAAACTTGCACCGGTTACTGCATCCTGTGGACATTGTGAGACGTGCTATTGTCTTTGCCCCGGTAAAATGTCGATAATCTACGCCGGGTTTATAGCCAATAGTGAACCAGTTACATAATGCTTTAATACTGTCACACCAATACACATTATCACAATCTGCAAAGTATTCCTCACCGCAATATCCACCGACGTAAACTCGACCGCTAAAATGCCGGGCAACATCAACAATCAGATGCTTATTACAGTCCAATGCCGAAAACGCCAAGGTATCGGGGCGTTCACAATTCGTATCGTCTATTTGGTCATAAATATCGTCCATGCTATTCGCAAACAGTACATCTGCTTCGGGAAAATTATAGGCAACTTCTGCCATCCACTTCGGTATTTCCCACGTGGGGCCGAAACGATAATAGCCGGGACGAACACCGGAATATAGCTTGTCGTAATAGTCCCTGGCTCGCTGATCTTCATTCTCGTTCAGCATATCACTGTTGAATTGTACTAAAAGTAATTTTCTCATAATGTTAATACTCCATAGCTTGTTTAGCTATTTCTTTAAGGTTAATACCAGCAGTATCAACATAGGCGGCATAGGCAGCAGCATGGGCAGCATGAATAGCAGCAGCATCAGCAACGTCAACAGCAGCATTAGTGGCAATCCTGGCGGCAGCATAAGCAGTAGTATAGTTATCATAGACAACATTAGTAGCAGTATTAGCGGCATAAGTGGAACGATCCTTGCCAGACAGCCAATTATCAGCCCATTTATTCCACTTTTTATCCCTACAAACGGCCTTACCGCACAGTATCCCAAATGCCACACGTTGGGTAAGCGTAAGTGTCACAGTGCCCAATTCCTTAACTAACTTCATTTTGCGGTATCCTTCTTTCAAGCCATAGCTTGATATACCCGTACCGGATACCTCGGCTTCAAAAATTCTGGGAGTTACGATGCCCCCATAAATTGGGTTTAGAAACAATCCCAACAGCGGGTCACTGTAACAATGCAGCCAAGCATCGGAACAGAGTCCCTGTTCAATGTCTCCGGTAGCCTCGCACCATTCCCCAAGTTTCCATTGAAAACCGTTTCTGGTTTGCATGTTTTGGTCTGTTAGCTTATATCTAAGTTTCATCATACACCCCATAGAAAGTTAGGCATACCATTTAGGTACACGCTTAAAGTTATTTAATATCTTGCCCGCCATGCTCGCCTCTGGCCTACCCTTAGCAAGTGTTTCAATTGTCCTCATCAAGAGACTATCGGCATTACCATGCGCAACTTCTTTGTCAGTATTGTGTATCTCACTTTTCATTGCTGCCAGGATTTCTTTAAGTAACATCACACGCTCCATAGGAAATTTTTCAGTTTTCAAAAATTTTTCGATTTCCGCATTATACCCAAAGTATAACTCATAAAAAATTTTTTACAAATAAAAAATTAAAATTATTTTTAGACTATTTTAGGTCCGATAACCGTCATCAGAGAATAAACAATTACGCACCAATGGCCTCAACAAAAACTGCCATCATGTTAGCCCGGTGAAATGGCCTCAGACCCTTAGCATGTCCGATAACCTGCGTCTCATAATCCGGGCCCGATAAGTTAGACCGATAGTCCGATAATATGATATGTCCTATAACCTGTTTTTGCCCATAGTCCCATAATCCCCTAAAAAGTTTAGATTTTCTACTAAAGTATAGCACACAAAAAGCCGAAAACAAAACCAAAAAGGAAAACA